ATCATATCAAAATAACCTGAACCAACCCCAACCTGTCTTATTTCGTACCTGATAGGTTGATTTGGTGATGACATATAAACATCAGGTTCGTTATTAGCACAATTATGTTCTGTAAAGTAAATTAATATCCCTGCTAAATCTAATCCAAATCTCATTCTACCAACACCTAACCATTGATAATCAACCGACATTAAATTAGTGTTAGACCAATCTAAACCTATTGGGTCAAATTCATTACTGTTCCATGTGGTTGTTGCCGCAGTGTAAACTGTTGTACCCGACCTCCATATCTGAAAACTTATTTCATTTGTAACCCCATTACTTTCCAAAAAGTATCCATCAAAAACTGAATTGTATGGTGACCCTGTTATTGTTGTAAAAGCCCCAACCCTTTTTATGATATTTGTTTCTAACTGAAAATTTGAGAAACTCGCTTGAAATAACTGACTTTTACCTGGTTGATAAATTGGGTGTGTCTTACCTTGTCTAATCACCAAATCATTATTTGCGGATGTTGACATTCTAACTCTTGCATACTCTTGATTAAAAATGGATGTTGCAGTTCCTGCGGTTACCTCATTAATTTGTAACGGATTTTTATCGTATACGTGTTTAATATCCACTAAATTTTGAACTGCTGCGGTTCTCAATCTACCAAATGCATCCAAATTTGCACTATCACTATAAGAAATCTGATTATTAAAAATAAAACTCATATTATATACCAATTTCCGTTTCTCACCATAACAGTAAGAGACATATAGTTTATATTCATATCAACGTATGAATTACCATCAATTAAACCTGATGTTGGTGTTAATCTTATTCTGTATGTACCACAAGTTCCAGATTCATCTTTTATTGTTATAAAATAACCATCTTTACCAACAGTAGATGGTAAAGTCAAATCTACATTCGAACTTCCACTAATACCCCAATATGATTTGTCCCAAATTAATGTTTGTGATGTTGTTATACCTGTTACGGTATAAAAATCGCTTCCACCAGTATAGAATCCTGTTACATTAAATGTTCCTCCCGTATTATTTCTAAATGTTACTGTTCCGTTAGAATATGTTCCACCAGTCACAAAAACATCAAAAAAAGCATCAAAAACTTGTTGTATCGACCCTTTATATGACGAACCGTCAGGATTTCCTTGAGAAACATCAGTCGGATCGACCACATGAATTAAGTCAGTTGGTTTAATGTATGAAATGAAAGTTCTATCGGTAAGATAACCCATTATATCCTTTTAATTAATAATTATCTTAACTTTGAAAATCGTATGATATGTCATCCATAAAAAAGAAGTTTTCCCCATTTTGAAACTGTTTGTTCTCAGGGTATACTAAACACGACAATATCTTAAAGTATTCACATTCGTTAAAATCTATTATTTTAACTCCTATTGATGGTGCATAATTAAATTGTGGTGGTAGGGTTAAAGTTAATATTGGCGGTTGATAACTTCCGATAGTTGCTAAAATGGCGCATTGATTTCCATACACATCACAAGCAAATACCTGATATGGTAATGCCAATGTTGTGCTATTTACAATTTGTATTTGTGACATTTTATATGAAAAAACTTGGGTCAATTACGTTAGGTACACCACCTATTTGTTCGTATATTTTTACAAATGGATCTACCACTGGATATCCTGGCCACGTACCATTAACAGGAACATATGACCATAGTTCGAAGTCTTCAACATTTAATGGATTCGGTCTTGTTACTTTTACTTGTAAACCAATGTTGAGATAGTAACTCAAATTATTAGTTGGTGAATAACTACGAAATGTCCAATCACTAAAATTACAAGTTTTTGCACTTAAACTTGGGATTATCGTTAGAGGTAATCCAGAATATGGTATTGTTTCATTTATGTATTGAGGAATGCTCATCTGAGTTCCAAATGTTGCCGCAGAATATGCAGAGGTACCGGTTTGAGTAACTGCCCATAGAACTATTGGTTGTTCTAACATAGACCCAGTATTGCTAACAACACTAATATTATTTGTTGTAGCAGTAGACTGTATATTAATATTTGTAATCACATTGTTTACCACATTTTCACAATTAAAATCACATTGTGAAAAACTCGTACAATCTGGTATAGTTGGCATAGTAAATGATAATGTCCAAGGTCCAGTTCCACCGCTGGTTACCGTTGAGGAGGGGTGTATGATAAAAGTTTGGTATCCTGTATTATCTCCACAATTTTCAGCACCCTGTGCTAATGGAATTTGAAGTTGAAAGTACCTCAAATAACCGAGGCTAGTACAATCAAAAGGACTTCCTGAGTATAATGAATATTTGGTTTGCCAATCATTATAATAATCAGACATATCATTAAAATCACTGAAAGTCATATTTATCAACCCTATTCCACCAGAAACTATTTTGTCATATGTTATTGTATTAGTATTTGGTATTTTACAAGATACTGGATATTGTACCGCAGAAATACTACAAAATAATTGAGATACAGAACTCAAATTATTTAATGTAAAAATATTTTCGTTATAAAATAAGTCTTCGTACACAGTATCAACCCATCTTGTATTAGTTAACATATATTGATAAAAGTCACTATCAGTACAAGAGCTGACTTGAAATGTCATGTTTATTCTATCACACGCAGTTGGTGTTGTTTGTGTTATTGACGATTGTATTATTTTAAATGGTGGTGTGTTATTTGTATCATAACATAATGAACAATCAAACGATTCTAAACATTCACAATAAAATTGATAATTTGTATTCAGATTAGTTTGATTTGGTGTTATTTTTATTTCTAAATAATCACCGTTATTTATTGTAAAACCTGTCAAAGTTAAAACTTTTGACAAGTAAGTTTCTGGTGTAAGAAACGGTTTTGCAGTTTTAGGGTTAAGAGAAAAGTTAAAATTTGTTTCTGTTAAGTCTAACCCTACGGACAAATTTTCAATCACTATTGGATCTTGATAATCGCTACCAAAAAATGTTATTGTAAATGTATCAAATACCGAATACCCCAAAACTCGGAACGCAAAATATGGTTTAGTCGGATCTAATGCGAATGTACTATAAACTGGTTGTGGTATGACATTAGTCGTCGCACTATAAGAAATTTTATGCGAATATTGTGGATAATTTGTTGGTGAACCATTTGTACAAGTAAGTGCGTCAACATCAACAAATGTTGATGAAAAACAATTCGCATCTGTGTATTCAACACCGTCTACTGTAATAATTCTTATGATAGGAGTATAAATACCCGCAGCAACAGGAACGGCACTTGTACCCGTTAAAGGGTGTATATATGTGTAGTCACCACTATATAAACTACCTAATCCTGAAGTGAAAGCAACGTTTGTACTTCCAATTCCAGGACCATACCAATCAATAACATAGTCGGTAATTGTTGTGTCACAACTACCCGTAACTACACCAACCGATATTTCAGATATTGGGTTAGTGTCATAAAAGTCAAATCCAATTTCACATATATCACAAATTTGATTTATTGTTGTAGTTGTTGTAGTTGTTGTTCCAAATGTTTGACAATATATACAATTTTCAGAATCGACTATAGAAACCGAAAATGTTGGGTCTAAAGCATATGGTGGTGGGATTGTTATAGTTACTGGAACAGATGTGATTGTGTCGACTAATACACAATTAGTATCAGGACATCCTGAACAAACAAAAACATCAACAGGATATGTTGCCGCTGATATAGAATTTATTGTAACTTCTGTTGGTGATGCCATATTTTATAAATATTATTTTTTATGTAAAGTTTATTATATTACATGATGGTAATTGTGATGCCCCGTTGAATAATAGTGTGGAGGTTTGTAGGAAGTTTAATCCATAAGGGAACGTTTCGTCAATTGTCCAAACCTGACCATATGATGTGACTATGTGTATTTTTGATGACTCTGTGTACAAACCAAAAGCATCTGTAATTGTTGGGCTAAGTTGTATGTCTATTTCTTGTACACCAGTTGTATAATCATACTGACTTATATATTCATTACCATCATCCTTTGTTGTTACTATAAGTTTATTACTTGTAGTATATATAAAGTCACCAGACACTTGTCGTGTAAAAGGTATGTTAAACTTATTTGTAATTACAGGTGAAACACCACTTATGTCCATTTCTATAATTTGTGTCACACCTGTCACACATATCAATGTTGTGTCATCAATTGCTGCCAATCCTGGTCCAAATTGTGTTGATCCAAAACTAATAGTTCTATTGTAATTACCTGAAAATGGTGAAAGTGTTATATCATATTCAAAAATATTAACATTTCCTAAGCTACTGTCTAACAACCAAAGTTTATTTGCTGTATGTGCGTTATCTGAAAAAAACGCAGACACCCAACCTGTAATAAAAGGAACTAAATTTGTTTCACTATTTGTGGGGGTAAAATACCCATAAACATTTGTAAAATCACAAACAATAACATCACAAGATAAAAGGTCAGGAGGTGTTGGTAATGATGGTGTAGGTGTAGGTGTTGGTGTTGGTGAAGGTGTTGGTCCACATTCTCCTGTGTCACAAGAGTAAATGATTGACAAAGTAGCAGAACCAGGACCAGAAACAACTGTAGGTACTGATGTTGAACACACATAAGCTACTTGTTCTCTTAATAGTATTGATGTTGGTCCGATTTTACAATCATCATAGTCGAATATTGTTGCCACAAAATAATTACCATCTAAGAAATAACAAAAACAATTTGTAGGTGTCGGGCTTGGTGTTAATGTTGGGGTTGGCGTTAATGTTGGTGTAACACTTATTGTAGGTGTGGGTGTTGGTGTTAATGTTATTGTTGGGGTTGGGGTTGCAAATTCAATATCAGCCTCGAAATCCTCACAAGAATCATTTAATGTTATATCCGCAATAAAATTATTACAATCACGCTGTTTACCACAAGTCTCACAAATTATCTCATATTCAATTAGAAGATTGATTTTAACATTAATATCTGCCAATTCATTAAAATTAACCGATATACAATTTTTATTTTTTTCATCACAATTATTTGTTATTGTGATTTTGTTTGTTGCAACATCAATAAACACATCTCCTATTTCGGGATATTCATTAAGTGTATTTTGTAAGCTTTGGATCCAAAGGTACTCTGCAAAAGTGGCAAATGTTCCCCCAGTATAGGTATAAAATAAATTTTCTTTTATATTACCATCAATGTTTACTTGTGTTGTAAATGTGGCATTAATTATTTGACAACCTGTATTACCAACTGTCAAATCGAAGAATCCTTCATTCATCATTTGAAGTATCCCTCTTTTCCCATATTTACCCGTGTTAACAAAATCATCACTACAAATAGTATAGGACTCGTATATTGTGGTTATTTCTGTTCCACTTAAAACAACCTCAGCCGTTTTAGTACATCCACTACTATCTATAACGGTTACAGAATATGTACCATTTGATAAATTAACTAAATGTAATCCTGTTTGTGAACCAACATTAGAACTCCAATTAATTGTAAACGGAGGAATACCATCTGTTATATTTAAAAATATTTCACCATCGTTTCCACTTACGGGTTGTATAGTCGAAAGGAAAAAATCAACTGGTTGTGATGGTGATATATAAATTAACTCTTGTTGTACACAAGGTGGTGTTGCAGAATCAGAAACTGAAGCCAAATAAAAACCTGGTGTAAGATTTGTGAATGTATTTGTTAATTGTGTTGTGGTTGTTATTGGTGTTCCACCTGACAAAGTATACGTTAATGGTAATGTACCTCCTGATGAAGCCGTAATTATAACCGTTCCATTATTAAATCCACAAAATGTATTTGAGAAACTTGTTGCAATTGTGTATTTATTCTCATTTAAAACACTAAAACTTGTTGTAAAAATACAACCTGAATTATTTGGTATATCTTGTATTGATAATGTATATAAACCACTTGTCAACCCACTGAAATCACAAATTGATAATGCGGTCGTAATTGTTGTATTTCCGAATGGGTCGGTCAATGTGTATTGAAAGTTTCCTGGTGCTAATCCATTATTTAACTCAATGTGAACTGAACCGTCGTTCAAATTACAGTTTGAATTTGTTACCTGTAAAGTTGTGACAATAAAACCGTTTGGTGTTAATAAACTAACGGAGGCTGTTGTTGTACATAATCCTGAGTCTGTTACAAATACTGAAAAAACTCCCGCAGGTAATCCTGTAAAGGTATGAGTATTTCCGAATTCAACTTGGATATCTCCGTTTGAACCTGAAAAATAATATGGTGCGGTTCCTCCTGATAATACAACAGTAACCTCCCCATCATTTGTAAAACAACTTGGTTGTTCAGTTGTTAAAATAGAAGCAACTCCAAGTATTGGGACTTCAGATAATGTAATAGTTTTAGTTAATGTACAACCATTTGCATCTATTATTGTTACACCATAAGTTCCCGGATTTAAACCAATAACTTCAGGTCCTGTTTGAACACCCACATTTGGTGTCCAGTTATATGTGTATGGTGGTGTTCCTGTTAATCCTGTAACAAAAATTTTACCATTTCCATCTATTGATACGCAGCTAGAATCATTAACACCAAATAACCCAAAATCCAATGGGTCTGATTCCTTTATTAAACAAACTTCACTTTTTCCTGTACAACCCCCACCATCATTTCCAATCACATAATATAAACCTGGTGATAAATTATTAAAAGTGTTATTAATGTTACTTCCAGTTCCAATTAAATTACCATCGATATCGTACAAATCTAAAGTTGATGTACCATATACGACAGATGTATTTGCGGTAATCGATCCATTGTTCAATCCACAAGTTGTTCCTGACGCTTCTATCGAAACACAACTTCCTGATGATATTGTAAAATTAAAATAACCTCTTGTGTGTCCTGGTTCACTACAACTGTCTAATATTTCTACAGTATATGTTCCAGCCGTCAAACTAGTTGCGGTATATGAGGTAACTGGTCCTGCGGGTGGTATTAAACCTGTTGACGTAAATTCTGAAACTGAGTAAGGAGAGACACCCCCCGCTATTGTAAAGGAAAACGCCCCTGAACCTGTGTTTTGACAATCGCCTGTTATTTGAATATTATTCAATATTATTACACCACAACTCATTAATTACACAACATATTGAAGTTTATTCCAACGTTAATTTTGAAGTCCTGTGTCACGCTTAATGGTAAACAGTTACCATTATATATAGTCACAGTTTGATTTGTATTATTTATAACATAACTTAACCCATCTGATTGTAAATCATCTAAAGCGTCCTTCAGAGACACTAACCAAGTGTTTGCACTTGGGTAACTTGCTATAGGATTTGTATTTCCGTAACCTGTAAAAAATTCTTTATGAACTAAGTTTACACCATTTAAAATCAAATCAACATACCATGTACTTTGTAAGGTGTCCGTTTGACAATTAGGTGGAAGTAAATTATTTGCCAACAATAAATTATTAAGTATCACGGCAAATGATGTGACATTAGGGTTAGAACCCCAAGGATATATAGGACAAACAACCTCTTGTATTGGACAATCAACCGCAAATAATTGACCAACCAAAGAACATGGTTTACAAGGTACTGGAACAATTTTACAACCCATTTGTCTTCTCCAAACAAATTTTTGTCGGTGAAAAATAGAGTTTTCTAATCTTACACCTGATGTTAATAAAGTTGTTGCGGGAATTAATTGACCAACTAATTTAATCCAATAATCACCTAATCCATTCACATACTCAATCATGGTTTTATATGTGAAATTATCATTCGGAATATTGATTGCTTGGTTAGATTCTAAATACCTCCAATAAATAGATTGTAAGGTTGGGTATCCCCCTGTTTTACCATCTGTTATAAATTGTCTATTTCTGACATTAATCATGTTTTTCCAAAACGTTTGAGCGAACTCAAAAAATGTTTTTTGTTTTGGCTTAGGGTTAATTTCTGTCCAATCTATACCACCTCTATTTGGATATGGTCCATTTGGATATGGATTACAATATGTTGGTTCTATATAGTCCAACCCTTCGTTTGGTATTGGGTAATTGTATCTTCTTGACATAGACCAAACGTCATATGCCAACCCTTGTGCCGGATTTAAGAAAACATCAACATTTTTAACATTTATAACAAATCTTTCATCATAAACTCTATAATAAGCGGTAAATCCACCATCAGAAGTATTTCTTAACCCGTCTTCATCAATTGTCCAACTTTTTTTGTTATCAATTACTTTAACTAAATCATACCCCAAATTCATAAATGGAAACCTTCTATATCTGTCAAGATATATTTGACCATAATTAAACGGTAATAAACTTGTCTGATAACTTGGATTAGAACCAACAAAGACTTGATTTGTTTCATTAACATTTTCTGGCATATGGTGGTCTGGTGTTGACTCGAACCATCCTCCCCCTATTTGAAAGAAGTAACTTTCAGAGTCTGGAACTGAAGATGGGTATCCTTGACTATCCATAGGATAATCACTTCTACTCAAAGTTGTTGCACTAATAACTGTTTGTATTGTAAAACCCGTATATTGTACTCCCATAATTGTAAAAACATTTGTTGGGTCTAAAACAGGTATTTGTGTCACATATAATCCTCCTGATATATTTAAATATTGATTTTCAAATTGAGAAAGGTTAATTCTTTCATCCGCTAAGTAAACATATTCATTAAAGTCTATCAAAGCTTCAGGGGCACCTACTAACCTTAACAAAATTTCTATTGACCTTCTCGTACCTTTGGATTTGAAAAGGTAAGCAGCGTTTAAAATTAAATTTTTATAATATTGGTAGTTAATTTCGTTTGGTGTCAAAGCTCTTGAGTAACCCGGAAAATTACTTGGTTCATTTGTTCCAAAAACTGATTGTATAAGTGTTTCATTACTTATTGGTGATATATTTGTTTTCCAACCTAATGTTTCAGCTAAGTTTTTTAGAAGTTGTGATGGTATATCATTTCCCGTATTGTAATTTACTGATGTCATGTTTGCTAATGACATAACAAATTTTCTCACTTCATCGAAACTTCTACCATATATTTGAAGTATTTTTTCGTACTTTCTATCAGAAGTATCAAATTCTTTTAATGCTCCTGTTGTGAAAAAACGTGATATTAAATCTGTCTTATATGAATCTAAATTTTCGCAGATTTCATTCAATGATGTTAAATACTTATCAAAATCATTTGTTCTAATATCCAAGTTCCAGTTTCCATCTAATGGCCAATTTATTACTTCTTGTACGATTGAGTATGTGCCATCATCATTTTCTTGTGGTACTTGGAATGTTGCACTATATATTGGTTTAATTAGTCTATTTAATAAAAATTGTTCTACCTCATCAAAAAACTCTGTAAATGATTTTTCTGTGTAAAAACTGTTTGGTCTTAAAACAATACTTTTTGTTGTTGCAGATAAACCATCAAAAGGATTTCCTTTAACATAAAATTTTAAATATTGGTCAACATCAGTTGTTGGTGTCAGAAATGTTAAATTATACTCAGTATTGTCAACAAATATTGAATAATTTAAGTACTGTGTTGTCAAATTTCTTAATGGTGAAACCTCCACTTCACTTAATTGAAGGTTTCTTGTTGCATTTGATGTATAATCAATATCAAAAGGGTTTCGTATCCAATTTAATGGTAACTCCAAATATGTTTCATTGAGAACTTGGTTATAGACTATATTTACAGCAGTAAGTCCTGTTCTAAAATTTAAATTTGTGGATATACACTCAATAGCGGCCGGAAAATAATTTATTATTTTTGATACTGAGGTTGAAATTCTTTTTGATAAAGACCCGTATAAAGTAAAATTGGTAACCTCAGATAAATCAAAATTAGGATAAACCTGTAAACTTTGTGCAACTAGATTTTTAGACTCTTCAATTGAAGATAAATCCAAATCGGAAAGACTAATGGGACTTGAAAACGCCCCAATATTAAACCCTCTGTTTTGTTTTTCTGATAATCCTGTTGTAAATTCAAAATTGGCGTTTGTGAGTCCACCACCCGCAACTAATTGTACACCAACTAATTCATCGGCAAATGCACTTGCTCCAGTATCTGTTTGTGGTGGCCATTTATATTTTATTACCGCCATTATTGAGTTATATTTGAAAAGTTTTTACTGAAATCAATATTATCACCTCTATCTTCTCTAACTTCGAATAGAAGTTCGTTGTATTGGTCTCTGATTTCAAATAGGTTATATTGTTTGTAAATATTGTTTTGAGTATCGTAAAGCGTATAGATACCGTCATTAAGTGACTTGGTTTGGTTACCAAACAATGCTATTGCCAATGTTGATATATCATGTTCTACTATTTCAATTTCCATTGTTACAGGATTAAAGAATGTATTTGAAATGATAATATCTTGATCTGGTTGGCCAATAAATGGTGTTGCGTTTGGTTTGTTAGATGGTGATGATGATGGTGAAAGAGTACAAAACATTAAATTAGTTACACCATTAACATATTGATATCTAACAATACTTGTTGTTGTGTTCGTTGAGTTTTGTACAACGGGTTCACAATAAAAAGATGATGTTATAATTCTAAAAAAGTTTGGTATTTTTGCCCCATTTGGTTGAAGGTACTCAACTCTATATCCGATTAAACCTTGATTTACAAACTTGTCTCTGAATGCAACGGGAACATTATTCAAATCAACAACAATACCCTTTATATTTGGTAGTGAGGCCAAAATACCACAATCCGTAATTGTAGTTCTGATTTCAGCAGGTCTTATATATAATGTGTATATTCCTAACTGATTAAAGACATTTGCCGGTAATCTTAAGTTATACAAACCACCCAATATCTCAATGTCAGCGTTACCACCAGTGTTTGTATTATGAAAATAAGGAGTTAAAACCGCAGAAGAGTTTAATTTCGTTAACTGAAAATCATTTGTCACATCTCTAGATTGAGTGTAATTTAATATAATATCTACGTCAGTTGGGCTAACATCAGCGGGTCTTATCGTTCCATATGTTCCTGTTGCCATTTTTTTTCTTTTTGTTTTTTATAAATATTTAATTTTAAGTTTCTACATTAAAAAATCCGTAACCATACTTAACTAAATCTCCAATGTTATCCACTTCACCTAATCTCATAATTGATTCAAGTGCTGAAACTCTTCCTCTTTCGATAAAAATATCAGACCTTATCTCTGGTTCATACGCAACACCTATCAACGCTTCTTCTTTTGTTATTGCAGAAAAAACTATATCATCTATTGTCAATCCTGACGATTGAACAAAATACAAAGTAGTTCCTCCACTTAAATCCCAATAGTCGACACCATTGATTGTATATGCCGAATATGAATTATTTGGTACCGCCCCATAATATGTCCCAACAACCCCTGTTTCTCCTGTAACTTGAACACCTATAGGATACGGTATCGCCCCATATTGTTCTAAGTCAGCTAAAGCCGAGGTTGTATATCCTGAAACAATGAATGGTATGTTCACGTAACTTGAGGATATATAATCTATAATATTCGTATTCGAGTCTCCTGTAAATAAAAAATCATAACTTATTGGTATATTATTCCAATTTCCTCCTTGTGGGAAAAATGTAACAGTTCCGTTTGGATTTAATGGAACAACGTTAACATATGGTACGGTTATTGTTTTTGAAACCGTTGTTATTCCCCAAGGCGTAGTTCCTGTTATTGTAACAGTATAGGTACCATTTGTCGCTGGATATGTGTGACTTACCGATGATGGTGAAAAAGTATTAATCGGAACTGATGGTGATCCGTCACCCCAATTAACTTCATATGTTGATTGTATTACGTTATTTGATGTGTTAAATACATAGAACGTATATGGATTAATTGTATCAGATGAGTATATAAAATTGTTAAGAGTTTCTTTCTGATAAACTAGACCATCAAAAACAGAATACCAACCCATATCATAGGTTGTTTGCGTTAACATTATTGGTATTGTTAAACCCGTTAACGTTGATGTACCATTAGTTCCTCCTGACAAGAGTTGTGTCATTGAGGAATACACATATGTTGTTCCTGTTTCACAATTTATGTATGTAACACCAGAACCAGGACAACAAGGGTCTTCAATTATTATCTCCTCACAGTCACCTGTCCAATTTACAGGAAATATTTTATTCTTAATGTCCTCTAAACCAATTTGTATATAATATCTTTGTTCTTCCATTATGGGTTAATATATTCATACCAGTTTATTGGGTTGTTTGTTCCAATTCTATTTCCGTTGTTATCTAAAATTGTATATGTGAAATCGTTATAATCAAAGTTTACTTCATAGTAAAAATACACAGTAGGGTCGAAATTATAAGGAGTTGGGAGTATTAAATTCTGTGGTGTGTTTGTCATTACCACATACGAACCTGTTTTCCCGTTGAAGAATTTTGCCTTCATATACAAGGTATCAATATTGATATATTCAGTACTTCTTAACCAATATAAAAAGTACCCTTCTTTATCACCTAAAAAGTCCAACGTGAATTGTGGTCTTTTAATTGACACTGTTGGTAATGTTGGTGTTAAAACTTGACCTGATTGAGTCGCCCCTTGTTGTACTGGAATTATTACTGTTAAGTAATTTTTTTGTGTTGCATCGTCTTTAGTATCATACAAATCCAACTTAAAAAAACTTTTTGTGAATGGTTGTGAAAAATAATATAATTCATTTACAGTAAACCCTTCTGTCAAATAAGAAGGAGTGTAAATATTCAAAGCTTGTTCAAAAAAATTAAAGTTGTACCTAACATCTGTTCTATCACTATCATCATGTTTTTTGTGTGAAAATCTTGATATCTCAAAACTATTAATTGTACCAATGACATCTTCGATTGTTTCTTCAACAAATTGGTCGATAGCATCATCATTACCATCAATATCCCATTTTATTTCAATAGGTATATTGACGTAATTGTCATTTGGTTTGTTCAATATTCTATAGTTATTCACAATCATCTATCGAAGGGTCTTGTATTGTATTAAAGTTATTCATATTATTTCCTAAACTAATATTATTACCGTCACTAAACAATCTGAAAATTATTTGATTATATGGGTAATGGGCGCCATTTAAAAACGGGTAATCAACACCATAACCTTCACTATCTATGTATCCATAAGGGTAAATATCTCTCCATCTAAAAGTCTGACTTATTATAGAATAATATGAGTAGTCGGGAACTATGTTCAAATTTTGGTAACCTTCCTCATTTATTGATGTAGAAAAGACTTTTATGGTAATTGGGTGATGGGGTTTATAATAATATCCCAATTGATTTTGATAGGATAATAAATCAGGTGAAGAAAAGTAGTTAGGATTAAATGTGAATTTATGATACGAATCAGAAATAACCCTTTCTATTTGTTCATAACCATTGTATTCACAAAAATCACCATTTAAAACATCACCAATATTTAAAGTGTCAACATAATAAAAATCATTAGTATTTGTGTTATATGTTGAAATCGGTAAATTAGTATCTGAGTTTGAGTTTGTTGTTGCCCACCATGTACTTGGTGTGGTACCCTCTAATGGTAAATTAAATTCGTACCCTTCTTTAAGTTGTGAGTTTGGACCTAATGTCCAACCAAAATACCCTCTCCATATTATTGAAACAAACAATTCTGAAACTGGTCTATACCAATTGTCTCTTAATCCGGCAATATCAATGTCCCTATTAAAAACAAGATTATAAGAATCATTACCTTCTTTGACTGAAATTCTATTTACACCGTTTGGTGTTAAAACTGCCTTTTCATATTGAGTTACTTTCCTAAATATGTTTTTTTCAAAACCAGCATTAACTAATACTGTGTCATCTAATAAAGTTAATATTTTGTGTTTTCTTACGTAATATCTAGATTCTGTATCCAAAGGATTCGTTTGATTTACAACCCTTTTAAATGTTCCTATTGTTCCAACATCAAATGTTGGTGGTAGATATCCAATATTTTGTATGTTGAATATATATTCATTTGTACCAAAATTTTCATTCCCTAACGATGAAACTTGGAACAAATCAGTTCCATTATAATCAAAACTAAGTTTAACTGATTCTCCTATATTTAACCCGTGTTTCATTGGGCATCTAAAAGAAATAACATTATCCCCATATAACGAATTTGTTTCTATTATAAAAGGAATTCCTTCTGATGCCATCCATGTCCAATTATTAGTAGTCTGTCCATCATCGGCATACAATTCTCTATCAGTATTTTCATAAGGATATGTTATGTAATATTGCCAATTATATGTTGTTGCACTTTTGTTTACAAAATTTACTTGTGAGTTAACACCAGTAGTGTATCCATTAACATTATTATCAGTTCGTATAAAATCAAACTCACTAAACTGTGGACATCCTTCCCATGGCGAAGAGGGGTTTGATGCCGATGAAACAGCATTTGCAATAGAGTCAGTATAAAATAAGTTGTTTTTATATGGATTATAAGTTACATCTCCTTTGTATGCGTTTTCAAAAAGAAAAACTATTTTACTTGTTGGTCTAAAAATTGTTGATTCATTTCTTTCTTTTTGAAACAATTCAGCTAAATTGATTTGCTCTGTTCTATCAAACTCAACTTGTTGCTTGAAGGTTTGATTTAGTGGTACTCTGATTGCCTCGTCAACGTTACTTGATACCTTGTTCTTTTTAGAACCTAAAATAATTTTTATGTTTTCATTGTTACCCATTTGTTTGTGAGTTGTTTACATAAAGTTTTATAAACCTGTCAAGTGCGGTAAAACCATTATTCAACCCAAAATAAAAGTGGAATGGTGCTCCCATAAGTATTGGGTCTTGACCTGGTGAATTAGGTGCTCCATAAACTACGTTTGTAATTGATGGGTCAGGAGATGGAGTAAAATTAGTTATATGCCAATCTTGTGTTGTAGTTGTTTTGAAATAATCTGATGTTTGTGGGTCTAAATCTTGATATCTTGATTTATAAAAACCGTTGTTTGTTGTTAAAATCTGTGTATACCAATTGTTATTTTCTGTTCCGAAAATATTTTGAGTTGGTGTTGTTATTTGCCATTTATAAAAAGGCACTTCTTGAGTTGATGGATAACCAAAATTATAACCAACAAAAGGAGTTAAATTATATGTTTGAACTCCAGGTGAATATCTTTTTCTAGTGACTGTTTGTTCTGAATCTGATTGGTAAAAAACACCGAAAACAGGTCTAGCAGGTGACTGTGTATCTTCACCAACAAAAAGATAGTTATTTGGGTAATTCTCATTTAAATATGGTTTAACTTTAAACTCACTGTTTGCAGAAAAGGCTTGTGCGAAATCACCGTCAATTCTATCACCACCTCTATTACTATTAAAGAACTGTATAACTCCAATTCCTTCACCTTCATTACTGTTTGTGGCGATAGGTAACATTTGTTGTACTATAGTTTGGTTAATTAACCTTGAAATAATTCCCATTTGAAGTATATCTGAGTCATCATTATATGATGTTGACTTCATTTGATTAACAAAATAACCCTCAAGGTTTTCATTACCACAAACTTGATTTATAAAACCATCTCGTGGTCCTAAATCAACTATTGTTGTTGGTGATTGTAATTGTTTGTCATTATATCCAGGATTACTAACAACCAATGATGCTAAATTGTTAGGAGGTGTAGGTGATGGTTTACCAATAAATTGATTAATAAATCTATCATAAGGTGACGATCTATAATAAAAACTATTTTGTGTGTCATCAAACACAATTGTATCTCTACAATAATTATAAGTGGGGTCTGTTACTGAGTTTGATGCGTATGTTGCGGTTTTATTAAACGACGGCATATATAAGAAACCGTTAATCCAATTGTTTTGGAATACTCTAGCAAACACTCCTCGACAAGCGGCCAACATCAAAAGATATCTAACTTTCCATTCTAAAAATAATAAAACATCTTCTTTATATTCTGTAATATATTTTTTATTCAATAGACAATAACAACCTTTTACTACTCTATCATCAGGTACGTCACAATTAGTACTGACACCAAAGTTAGTCCCTGATCCAGTATAACATTTTAATGATGTTAATCCTTCACAAGTAAGAGTGGATGTAAGACCTGTAATTAATCCTGATGAGTCAGCATAATTACCTGTCGGTGGTGTACCAGGCGATGATAATGTTGGTGTACTTCCGGCACTTCCTGGTTTGAAGTAATAGAAATTATTGTTTTGATGTAATCCATAACCCGTTTCAGAACCTACACCATCTTCCGTTCTTGTTGATGTTGGTAATCTATCACTTCTCATAACAAGTTTTGTTTCGTCAGAAAAGTTTACGGTACTTGCAAGATATCTATAATACGCTCTTGAATATAACGCATTGTAACCACTTGGTGGATCCCCATACTCGTCGTTTGTACTAACACTATCTAAATAACAATAATATGTTGGTTGATTTGAAGGACCGTCTTGTGGAGTACCTGTACATCCAACCCCTGAACTTGTTGGTGAACCCGCACCAATGAATGTTCCTCCAACAAAATAATCTTGTACGTATTTAGGTATTACTTGATTGAAAGGGGAGTTTGTTAGAAGGTTATACGGTGCGGATGATTGGGATGATACAGGAATAAACACTGGTGATGTTGATGGTGTATATGACCCTGAATTATCATCAGTAGATAAATAATAATAAGGTAATGTCGAAGTAAATGCCGTAAATTGTCCAGGTGTCAAATCAAAAGTTAATGATGGAAAATATAAATTTGTTGTAGTATTATCCAAAGTATCATGAGATAATGGTTTAACATTATTAGTTGAGAGAGGTTGAATCGGATAGTTGAAGTAATATTCTCCTGTCACTATTGGACCTGTACCATAAGATGTCTCACCAAAAATATATGATAAGTCATATTCAATTTCTTGTTTAGGAGTGAAAGGGTCAACACCTCTAGTTAATATAATTACTTCAAGTGAATTTCTGTTTGAGGCTTCAACATTGTCAATTGCCGGTCCTAAATTTTGAAAAAGTGGGTCAGTATTTGTATATGGAAAACATTGGTTCTCATACACGAATTGAATTTCATGAAGTAAATATGTTAATGGATAATAACCTACATTGGTTATGTTAGCTAAGTTATAGAATGAACTATATGTCATACCTGTTATGACTTGGAAGTACTCTATATCTGTTGGGTATTGTAAATAATTGTCTGTATCTCCAGTATTCAATAAGTAGACATTTGCGGTAATTCCGACAGAACCATTAGAGGAAGGGTTGGCATAATCAACAGTTCTTGATATTGGTGCAGATACGTTACCAAAAGCAGTAACCCCTGTAATTGCGTTATTATTGAATTGGTTTTCAGTCGCTCCTGTTATATTGACAGAACAATTTGATGAATTTGGGTCTTGGAAGGTAACCAATTCTCCTGTCCCCAATTGTAAGGTTGTTCCCGCTTTAGCCAATAATACTATAACTTGGTCTTCTATTGGGTCACTTGGTGTTGAGGTTAACGACGGGTTCAAAACTGTTTTTATTTTATTGACACCTGTGCCAGGTGCGGAACCTACTGAATCATAAAAATATTTATCTCTCGTATTAAATTCATTTAGTTTTTGGGGATAAGTTTCTCTTGTTGGGTAAGCAAACCATCTTTCATCACCACCGCTTGTTAATTCAGCGGCGAATAAGAAAGGTTGTGGAGCGTGAAGTTTATATTTTTCTGAAGGTTCTATAACATCATAACCCGAAAACATTCTTTGGAAATCTAATAAAGCCCTTTCTAAAACATTAGGGGTAATTTCTTCATTAAAAACTCTATTCAAAAGAGATCTATACCTACTAGATCCTCCACAATAAAATTTACCTCCTGCGTTGTCATCTATGTCGGTATTGTCATCGATTTGAGCATAATTTGAGTGTTCAGATAGAGAATAAAATTGTGGTTGATTAACTGGTGCTAAAAATGTATTGTCGGTTGATGTCTGTGCTGGACTTCCAGCATCAGCTTGTTGTTGATTATAACCATCATTAAGTTGTTGTGTTACAGAACCAATATCAAAATCATCGTCAACCTCAACATCACCACAATCACATGAACATGAATTACATTCGGGATATGCAAGCATAGGAAGTCCTATCCTCCTAAATCCTTTTAGTCTTACTATGTAAACTATTACAAACGCAAAGAATAGTATGTATAACGCAAGTTTGAATAAAGCTTGTAATATTTGCCACGCCGCCCTTAGAACCGCACCTATGTTTATTACAGGACCTCCTGGTATTGCCGTTGCGGCACTTTCAATTGCGGAATTAATCGCATCAATAGTTTCTCTTACTTGTATGTAGAGAAAATATATACATAATATAATAAGAACCCACTTTAAGACAGGCCATGCCCATGCAACAAAGTGTGCAACAAATAACAATATAAGAATTGGGAATGTTAAAATGTTTAATAACAACATCGCCAAGAAATAAATAAAATCAAATTTCTGAACCGCATCATTTACAGGAAATGGATTGTTTTTTGATATACATTCCCTGTCATCTATTTCTTTAATACCTAAATGTCTTGACCTCAAAATACCATTTTTGTATCTATCCAAGAACATTGCTGTAGTATATACTTTGTTATAATTAAATTCATAGAATCTATCTTCACAGTCAATTGCTTCTTGAACCATTGCAGAATCACCGTAATCATCCCAATCTAAACTAAATGCATATGAACGATACGCATCGTAACTTGCTTGGTCATAAAATGAAAACTCAAAAATTTGATTTTGTGATGTGTCTACCGCAGTACAGTTTACAACAATGTTAGCACCAGGTGATGTGATTGGGATAGACGTTAAACTACCTGTATATGGTACACCATTAATTGTAATGGAAACGTCTTGACTGTTTGTAAAATTTTGTAATATTAACCCTCCTGTTTGTAGTGGTAAAACTAATGGGGGGGACGAAGAAGTTGATGTACCAGGAACGTTTACAGTAAAATCGGTTGGGGGGTTTAACGTTGGGTCAGCATTAGGTGTTGTTATTGCCCATCCGTATTCTTTAATATTAGGTACTAAAAAATTAGCCCTTAGAATTTCATTCTCAATACCACCGTCATTTTGCCAACTTACCTTAAACCTATATTTTCCTTTTGTTGGTATACCGACATTTGGGTCTATTGATAATATTTGGTTACCAAACTCATCTGTTGTCACATAATCTAAATTCATTGGGACTTTAACCAAAAAAGTACCATCTCCATCTATAACTTTACCACCTTGTTCGAAAAAATACTCTTCTAATATTGGATTTCCATTATCATCAATATTTATAGTTTGTCTTATTGCAGAAATTCTTCCTTGCCCTGCTTTCAAACTACAAAAGTTACCAGCTTTAAAAGGAACTCTACAATTAGTCTTTAACGCTTCCTCATCTTGTGTGGTTGCAATAGACCCCATGAATACTCCTGTAGGTTTTATTGTTAAATTAACTTCTGTCGATAAATCAAAGTCTGTTCTTGTAATACCAATAAAACAAATATCAGGGTCACCCCATAATGGTTCTACATTTACTTGTTTATATAAAGTTAATATTTGAGGTAACTCGTTTAAGTTACTTGAGGATTTAAATTGAGATCCGTTTACTTGACTTTCTACCGCTAAACCAGCGTCAATCAAATCTTGTGGTGATAATGAAAAACAACCAATATCAGATAAATCGAGATTCATTACCAAAGTTTGCTGTCCTGTTGGGACACCAAAAATCATAAAGTCACCACTATCGTTTGTTGATACAGTGTACTTATAATACTTGTCATAAACTTCTATTATAGATTTTTCAAGTAATACTTCATCTCTATCGAAGAATGTCCCTGTAGGAACGTGTCCTACGTATTGTGGAGACTTAGGTAATAAATTATATTTATACCCATCTTCATTTTTATCTGTTGGTGTTTTATATGGGTATAGTTCTGATATTATTGGGTTATTTGAGTCTTCATTTGTTAATGGAATGAATACAGACAATTTTGCATTTGGTAAACCAAATCCACCGTTAACTGAAATTCTTCCAGCTATGACACCATAATCAGAACATCTTCTTTGATATATTTCAGTTTGTGTTAACTTTAGTGAAAGAATCTCAATGAAATCGAAGTCTTGGTCAAATTGAAGATTAACTTGTTTATCAACTCCTATGTTGGTTCTGATTCTATATGAATGTGGCATTAAATTATCTTTTTTTGATAAATAGTTTATTTCCTATTTTCAAAAAATAATCACAATACTTGAAAAGGAAATTATCAGCTGAATGTTACTGTTGATAAATTAAGAACACTAACTCTAATATCAACATTTGGGAATCGAACTTGATAAACCTGTGTTGGGTCGGCAAATATTGTATCTGATATCAAACCTATTTGTTTTGTTGACGGATTAGAATAAGGTTGTGATGTCTGAGCCGATGAATATTGTCCTCCTACTTTATTAAAGACTTGAATGTCGTCTATAGATAATACACCATTCTCTGATTGTATTTGTCTTCTTAGTTCAGATATATTGACATTTTCACCTAATTGTCTATTAACTGGTGACATATATGTTGAGACTATATCTATTATTTTAGCAATTATCGCTCCTTGACTTTGAGATGAATCTAAAACAACCGATATATCAAATCCTAAATCAATCACATTTGCACTTTCAACTGAAATGTAATCATTTATCATTCGGTAATTGGAAAGGTAATTTGCAATATTTGTTTTAATTGCATTTGGGGTTACTGATGTTAGTTTTCCACTAGAGTCGTATGAAAGTATTTTTATTTTAATTTTATTATTTTCTTCAACTATTGAGACTTTAGAGGGTGCTCCAAACTGTGAGGGCATAGTTCTCAATATAGAATCATAATCGTTAACCGTCACCGCTCTGTTTTGAGCAGAGAAATTAAACGCAACCAAATTTCTTATTTCTTCTAACGTAGGTGCAGGTGCTCCTCCAATGGCGGCAATTGGGTTCGAACAACTTAATGAATTTACAGTAGTTGTATTTATAATTTCTGATGGTCCGTTTACAAAAAAGTTACTCCTTTGTACTTGACTAATAACTCCTACACCAACATTACTTGAAACTCCTCCACCAACTCTATACTGTATAAACAAAGTTGAGTTTGATTTTAGCGTACTACCTAATCCTAAATTATCTGAATATTTATTTAGGTTCAAAACAATCCCATCTCTTGCAAAATCTCTTAATTGATTTTCTGCTGAATTGTTTCCACCACCAAAAGTCATTTTCATAAAACCTTGTGGTGTATATTCAGTTATAAATTTGTCACTTGTTGTTATATATTTTCCTATCTTTATACCAGGCGCATCAGACGGTTTAGTTGGGTCTTCAACAAAAACTCTATCTTCTACTAATGACCTTACTTCATACCACCTATTGGTTGTAGACAAAAATTCTTGGTCTGTGGGAACATTTGTGTAAGCGGTTCCATCTTTGACAATTACACTAGTCACACCTAAAACATTTCTTTCGGGTAAAAATAATTCAAAAAATGGTCTAACGTCATTTGGAGTAATGATTCTTTTAAAAACTTTTGTTAAACCGTTAACAACAACTTCTCTTTTTGTTATCGTATAATTAAGTAGTCCTCCATCAGCATCAAAATTAGGTCTTACAATTCTTGAGTTTGGTTGTCCTTCCCCATTAAATTGTGAAGAAAAGTCTATATCGTATACCGTTTCAAATGATTGTCCAGCACCGTTTACTTGTGTTCCTCTTCTTAAAATCCCACAATATCTAATATCTTCTTTATCACCAAATGCAGGTACAGTTATAGAAAAATCCACTAATGAAACAGAGGGTCTTTGTCCAGGAATTTTTAAACCATAAGTTCTTGCTATATTATATAATGAGTTTTTTTGTTGAGCAAATTGTAAAACAGTTTCTTGTAAACTTCTGTCAATTTGATAATTAAGATTATCGGCAACTGCCGCATTCATATCCATCAAAACTGAAAATACAGATGCGTCGTTAAAATTTTGTATTAACTCAGGATAATATGTTTTTACAAAATTTATAAGTTCCCCTCTTACTGCTTGGAAGTCCCTTACTGTATACGAAATCTTTTTTTCTGCCATATAATATTAAATATTCAAAATAATGAAATCTCCACTTTCGAAAGATTCACTAGTTATTTTATAATCTATTCTAACTTTTGCCGTATGTTCTAATTGACCAATGTTAGGAACTGTGAATTCTTTTTGGTCATTACCACTAATATACGTACCTTTATTTTCTAATTCTGTAGATGCGTCTGTGATTTTAATGTTGGTAATCAATACTCCAGGCATATATTGTTCGACAGAATCTCTAATTTCTGATTCTATCTCAGCGAATGTGGGTCCATCTAATGGTTCAAAAATATATTCATATATTCTTGTTCCAAAATCAGGTAAATAATATCTAGACCCCTTTCTTGTTAATAATAAGTGTGTTAAATTAGAACGAACTTCTTCTGATGAATAGTCAGTTAAATCTAAAAACTTCCCATTGAAGGAATCTCTAAAGGGGAAGGTAATACCATATGTTACTCCATTTGCCATATCATATAAATATAAACCTCATTATTTTTATATAAACAAGAAATCACTGTTTTCACAGTGATTCCTTTAATGTTGTATTACCTTTTTTATGTTTGGGTTCATATGGACAATGGAGACAACCTGAACCACAACAACTTCCTCTTTTTTTGTGATAAAATTCCGTCATAACCATCTTACCGTCTTTCCAATAAAAGTCTGTATCCTGTAATTTAGGTTTTATAAATTCCCTAATATACATTTCTTGTATCCAATCTTTTGATGCCCCTACATTCATATTAATTTTTTTTTCTTAAATTATACAACGCCAACAGTATTTGATATGTTAGCGTTGTATTATTACCCCATTGTACTTTCATTTCTTAAACAATTTCACAAGCTCCGCCAGCACAAGCTACTTCACCTCTTAAATCTGTATTGTCTTGTAACTCGATAACTTTTGTTAAATCAACATCTTTCAAAGTGTTAACTAATCTTTCAAAATCTTCTTTTGTACAATCTTCAAATGGAGCTTGTGTGTAAGTTCCTCCGTTATAAGGTAGAACAGACAAACCATTGTAGTATTTTCTGTTTTTCCACATCCAATCACCTACAAGTTCCCATTCATCTTCTTTGATTGAAACTGTCGCTGATACATTATGTGAGTTCTGTCCACCTCTGTGTCCACTTCTTACCCACTCTTGTGATACTTTCTTAACTCTTTCCAACATTTGGAACACAGATTCGTATCGTAGAATTGAACCTTCAGGTGCCATTTGAGGGATAGTAATTACAGCTGTATCATGAGGACGGAAGTATTCGTCTTCTACCAACTCTGGATGGTTGATTGCAAGATAAGAATAAATCGCTTCATTCTTACCAACACGGATTCTTCTCAAATAATAGTCATTATGCCAAGCGTGAATTCCTGAAGAAGTTCCCAATACTAATGATGATGTCCCTGAAGGTTTAACGGTTGTTGTTCTTGCTGCTTTATTAATTCCGATGAGGTTTGCAACTCTTTCGTTTTCTTCTTTTACCGCCTGTGCCGCAGCTTTCATATCATAACCTAAAACAACACCAGAACCAATACCTGTCATACCAACACCAATAAGTGCGTCTTTTTCTGTTGTTCTTTTCCATACATCACGTAGGTAGTGGAAGTCAGTATATCCCGCTTGTAGTGTTCCGATGAATGCGGCACCTCTAACTCTTTTTTCAAAATCTTCTTGTGACTCAATGTCCGAAGCGTTTACCTCACACAAGTTACAGAATTGATAAGGACGAAGCCCAATTTCACAACAAGGGTTTGTTCCCCAATCTTTGTCATTTGACAAGTAGATTCCTGGCTCTCCTGCTCCTGACAATTCAATTCGTTTCCAAAGTTCCATAAAATATTCTTGTGTTACTTTGTGACGAAGAAGAACTGCTGAGTTATTTGCTCTACCTCTTTGTGGATTGTTCTCCCACCAATTACCTGACTTACAAGAAATCATTTCATCATCATCAGCACTGAATAATGAGATAAGTGCCGCTCTACGAATACCACCTGCTAATACCGCATCTGCAATATGACATACAATATCGTGAGTTTCAATCGGGGTTAGTTTTTCTCCTTCTTGTTTTGCGTCCAACACTTTTGTAATGTTATGAATACAATCTTTAAGTGGTTGAGGTCCTGGTGCTTTTCCTCCTGATGTTACAAGTAACGCTCCTTTATGACGAATATCAGAAAAATCAAACACAGGTGTAGATGATTTTGTCCCCAAGTATGATTCAATTAATACTTTAATAGCATCTGCCCATCCTTCGATTGAATCTCCGATGAGGTATCTTCTTGTTCTGTTTGGATTTGGTTTTTTTATTTCAGGTAGTTTATCTACGTGGTGTTTTTGAACTGAGAATCCAACTCCTGTTCCACCTAATAATAGGAACATAGTTTCTGCAAACGCATCTGTATGGTCGATTGGTAAGTAAGCACAATTGTAAACTCTGTTTGGCGAGATTTCAATTGGTTTACCACCAAATTGTAATGATCTCATTGATGGAAGAATTTTTTTATCATATACCATTTGATATACTTCTTCAATCTGATCTTTGATTTGTGGGTATTTCTTTTGGTGCATCTCTTTGTTTCGTGTCACCAATTCTTCCCATGTTTCCCTTCTATTTAATTCGGGAATAAATTTAGCGTATTTCATATACACTGTAATATCACTCAATATTTTTTGCGAAATATCCATTTTTAACAAATTTAATAATTTTTATTTTTATCCTTGATTATTTTCCCGTTGTTTTTTCTTTTCTAACAACTCCCTAACTCTTTGTCGTTGTCTTTCTTCTTTTTGTTCTTCCAAACCTAAAAACGTTGTTGTACTTTCGGTATCAATTTCAATCATAGCATTGTCGAATTTACAATTTTCGAATACAACACCATCATCACCTATCCTTGATTTTGTAATTGCAATTGTAGCCAACTTCATCTCTTTTTGTTGTAATGTCTTGGCCACTGTTATAATAACGTGTCCAACTTGTGCCTTTTTAATAGAACCACCCATTTGGTCTGTGGTTACTACTTCAGATGAAATTGAGTTTCTATTTCCTTGTGTTGCTGTCCAACCAACTATGTTAAGTTCGTGACACATCGCCTCAAACGCTCTCATGACAGAACCTTCACTTTTCCATTCATCACCTAAGTTTTTGTCAGGAACAACACAATCTATATAATCCAAAACAATCATGTCAATTTTTGTACCATCAGCAATCATCTTACGAATTTCATTCTTAATTTGTAACATTGTTTTTTGATCTGACGGTAATTTTTTTAATATTAGTTCATTTGGCATAGAACTTTTAATATCCCTAACCTTTGTCATAACCTCTTCTTTTTTGTTTGACAATTCATCAGGATGAATCTTAGTCCAAAGTGTAAAATGTTTTCTTTGAATTACTTTTGGATTGTCTTCAAAAAACACTTGTAAAACGTTAAAACCTAAGTTAAATGCGTGGTTTGAAATCTTTGTTAACACTGTTGATTTACCAACTCCTGTTGGTGCAAGTATTACACCTATTTCACCTTTTGCTAAACCACCTTTAAGTAGTCTATCAATTCCTGGTATACCCATAGGAATTGGGTGTCTGTAATCCTCCTCAAGAACTTGGTCTAAGTTTGAAAAGACATCCATCATTGTTGTGTCTTTTGAACCTACTAGCAGTGCGTCTCTAACCATTTCTTCAAGGGTGTCGTAGTTTTCAAACTCACCCCCGTCAATGATTTTTTGTGCTTTTTTCATAACCTTCTGTAGTTCCTGTTGTTTACAGAATTTCAGAGCCTTTTCTTGTACGAAATCTACACCATCGATAGGTGCGTCCTTAATTTTTTTAATTGTATCAAGAACAATCTTTGATGCTGTTTCTTGTTGTAACTCTGATTTTGTGATTTGCTCAAGAGTATCAAAGGATGGTGTGTGTTCATACTTTTTATGATACTCTTTAATCATTTGAATGATAATTTTAAAGTATTTATTTTCAAAATAATCATTCTCAATAACGTCCACAATAGTGTGTGAAAAGTTTTTGTCTAAGATGATTTGGTTAAGTAATTGAAGTTGAAAATTGTTTCCTAAGTACTCGAAGTTTTTGTTTGTCGCCATAAATTGTTCTACTGTTAGTAATGATAAATACTACTGAAATTAGATTAATTCGGGATAAAAATAATTAAAATTTTTGCCTGAAAAAATGTCAGTCAGGTCACTGAGTATACTTTTCAAGTTTGGTCTAAGGTCCACAGTATATCTAACCTTTGGGGGGTACAATTTAGCGTTAAAGGTTCTCTGACAAATTGTCATATCTCCAACCTTTATAAACAAATTAAAGTTTTCTTCACCCTCTGTGATAGATGTGTTTAGAACTTCAGGGTTTTCTGTAATTTCATACTGATTGTCCATCATGTAAACAACTGTTCTCATTTTTAAATCATACTGTAGTTTGTTACAAAAACTTCTAATGTAGTTGTACAATTCTTCTGATTTAGATGCACTTCTATTAAACCCCTTAACATTGAAGAATCTTTGTACTACAATGTTGTCGTTACATTTCAACAAAAACTCTACTTTTGTTACTTCTTGATCTCTCATAAATTTTGTTTTTTACTTTTTGTTTCTAAATTTTGTTTTTTCTTTTCTAGAAAGTTTTAAAAATGGTTTCAAAAAATTTACCCACGCTTCATCACCTTTTGGTAAAAATTTAAAGAATCCGTCTTCCATCATCATTCTAATTAAGTTTCGGTGTCCTCTTCCGTCTGGATCCATTGACTCTGAGTGATACATCCTAACTAACTCTTTTCCTTCCTCAGAAATTAATGGTTCTGATAAATCAACTAACTTCTTATTGATGATAAAAAACTCTTCCCCAAATATCCCCTCTTTGGTTTTTCCACTGAGTAGATTTTTCAAAGCGACATTATCTTTTTGTTCTTTGAGTAATTGTTCACCTTTTGATAAAATATCGTTAAATGAAACTTCTTTTTCAAGGATTTCAGGAAATAATTTAATAAATGTTTTTTCTCCTAAATAATAAATCCCATCGATGTTATCTGAACTATCACCTGTAAGAATTTTGTATGTTTTAATATTATAATGTGGAATTTCAGCATCGTATAATTTGATGTTGTCCCCATTAACATAATATTTTTTTTGTTGTGGTGAATATATTTTTACTTTCTCTGAAATGAGCTGTGTTAAATCTCTATCAGACGAAAATATTGTTTTTTCCTCATCTTCAGATATCTGACAATAATACGCAATTAAATCGTCGGCTTCTGAATTTGGAAATTCGACTTGTCTAACAAACATCTCTTCAAGATATTGTTTAACTCTGACTTTTTGATTTGAAAAAGACTCTTCTTTAAATTCGTTTTCAGATGACTTTCTATTAAGTTTGTATTTGGGATAGAGTAATCTTCTCTGCGAAGAACTAGTTTCACTATCCCAAAATACAACTACCTTATTGAAATTTGTTTCCTCTAAAAATCTTCTTAACGTGTTAAGAAAGTGCCAAGTACCACCGACGTGTTCTCCTTTGTGGAAAAAATCCCTAACTCCATGAAATCCGATTTTTAATAAGTTGTTTCCGTCAACTAATAATGTTTTAGTCATTTGACTAATTTAAAAGGTTCTTACTCTACTTCTTCTTTTTCTGTTTTCAAATCAAAATCACCTTCAACTCCGATAATCGTTTTCCAATAATCGGCATATTCTTTTTTGTAATTTTCAATCGATGCCTTTTCTTCTGTCGTATCTTTGCCAGGTAAAAATCCGTGTGGTGTTACTATAATTTTACCATCTTCAAATCCAAGTCCATTGATGTGGTTTTTCATGACAGATACTTTTGTTCTTGAAGCGAACTTAACAGTTCTCTTGTCTTTGGTTGCAGTAATCTTTGTTGTTCCCGCACCTTTTTGATTACCAAACAAGAACACTAAAGACGAATTTAACCAAACCGCTTCACCACCTTTTGCTTTAATTTTTGGTTGTCCAAAAGGATTGTCAGGTAATTCAACCCAAGGCTGATTAACAATGATTAATGTGTTTTCGAACTTTGATTCTGACTTTCTTGACCCTGAAATTCTTTGGTTGATTCCCATACCGATTTTATCGGCAAGAACTGAAGCATTGTGTTGTTTACCACCTTTACCTTCATATGTCATTTTACAAGGAACAGAACCTACTGAGTCCCATAGAAAACATAAATCATATTCCAACTCACCCTTTTCTTGTGCGTCTAACATATCATTGATAAAATCTGTAATCTGTTCGATATAATCAAAGTTGTTGTTAAAAATGTAAAACCCGTCCCAATCAAGTTCTCCTGTTTCTTCGTCTACTACTTCCTCACACTGAAACCCCATTAACTTCGCGTGTTCAAAACTCCACTTTTGTTCTGTAATAATGAATACAGGTAGTATTCCTTTCTTTTGAGCATCAACCGCAGTTTTTACAAGTGCGGTAGTTTTACCTGTATCAGAGTGACCTAAGAACATATTAATGTGTCCAATAGCAGGACCTGGAAGTCCAACCGCATCTAAAAAAGATTGTCCTAAATCAAAGAATCTTTGTGGTTTGTATTTTGCTGAAGTTGAGAATTTTTTCTTCAGTGAACTAAAATCATTTTTTTTAATTGCCATATTTTTTATTAAAAAATAGAAAAAAACACCGACATTGTAAATCGGTGTTTTTGTGTTTGTGAATATTAAAATGGTAACTCTTCGTCGATGTCATCATTAGCTTGAGGGTCTTCTACTTTCTTTGATTCACTTTTAGAACCTCCCATAGAAATTTCACCTTCTTCAGAATTTGAGTATACATAACCTCCTTTATCTGAATCCCATCTTGGTGTTTCTCCTCGCGCAATCGCCTCAAGGTATTCAGTTGGCTTTTTAGAATATACATCCTCCCAAGTCAACTCGTCAGATAACCATTCAGACATTACTTCTTCATCTTCGTGGATTGGTGTTGGGTCATCATACATAACTGTTTGAATCACAGTGTAAAAAGCCCCTTTTGGTGTTTTTGCCTTTGTAAGTTCAAGGATTAAATCTCTTCCTTTATCAGCGTCGGCAACGTCTCCTTTTGCTTTATAGATTGGTATGATTTTATCAAAAATCCCTTCTTGTTTGTAATTGTGTTTAAATCTCCAAAACTTAGGTCCGTCTTGTTCGTTATCACGATCGATTACTTTAACAATATAAAACTTACGTGGTTTGTATTGTTTTGCAAGTTCTTTATCAGAATCTCTACCTGTTGACATAAGCTCATCATGTACTTCATTAAGTGGAGAACGTTCGTTATCATTCTTTCCTGGATCGTAGAACTTTTGCCATTTTCCATCAACTAAAATTTCATGAAACCATACTTCTTTGAATGGTGATGAACCGTCTGTGGTAGGGAGGATTCGGATTCTTTTTTGTCCTTGTTTTTCGCTTTCTTTAAGGATAGCCGCGAAATATTTTTTCATTCTTTCTTCTTGTGACATTTTTGAAGTGGAAGAAGAACCACTTTGTTTTGAACTTTCGTACTGAGCCAAAACCGCATCTAAGACATTTGTCGCCATATATTTGTGTTATTAAAAGTTTACAAGTTAAAATATAAATTATAAAAGTGTCGCAGTCAATATAGTTGTTAAAATTTTTGAAAGGGACATCCTTGTCCCTTTCAAATTAGTATTCTTCGTCTAAATATTCATTAAATGAATCCTCAATTTGTCCAGAGGAAAAATCTTTAACTTCGTCGGAAGTTAACACATATTCATTTTTTCCCGATTTTTCCATCTCTTCTTGTTTATCAACAAAAAAATCGGATAGTTTTTGTTTGAAAGGACCTGAATCTAAACTTCGTAACTCTAATTTTTCTTGAGGTGTTTTTGGTTTATACCTTTCTACTTTATCTTCTATCGAGGTAAGTTTAGATGCAATTCCATCCATTTCTTTTAGTTTTGCATCTAAAGTTTCTAATTGTTTAAATAGATTTTGAAAATATTCCTCTTGTTTAGTTTCTATGTTTTTTTGAGCCGTAACTAAATCTGTGATGTCTAATTCTTCATCCTCTTCTTCTTTACCTACTTCTTCGACATCAGGGTCGGTACTTACATCAACAGGGGCAGCTTCTGTTCCTCCTGCTGGTGGTGCTCCTCCTTCTGGTGCTCCTGCTGGTGGTGCTCCTGCTGGTGGTGCTCCTGCAGCCATTGGGTCACCTCCCGCCATTGGATCTCCTCCTGCTAACGGGTCTCCACCCGCTAACGGATCTGCCGGTGGTGCTCCACCCGCTAATGGGTCTTCTTGTTCATTTATATAATTATTAATACTCCTGTATCTATTAATCTCCTCTAATATTTTTCTATCAATATTCATATATTAACCATTTAATAATGTTTTTATTCCTGATTTTGTTTCTACCTGAATTTTTTTGAATTTGTTCATAGTGTTATCTACTCTTTCTATCAAACCATCTTTCATTCTTATTGTATAACAATCACCAGTATCTAAGTCACAAACTTCTTTGAATCCGTTACCTGTATCTTTTTCAGACATTCTTGTATTTTTACCAAGAAAATTATCCAATATTAATTTTGTATTACTCATAATTCTTTTATTAATAAATATAATGAATTCTATAAATGTTCAACTTATTAACTACTCAAGTTAATTGTTTTGGCTAATGATAAACAATTTTCCACTTCTTTAATTAAATTTGTTTTATCTAAAGGTTGTAATTGACTATATACATTATCATTAACTAAGTTTGGCCATTGGGTTATATATGTTTTTGCTAAATAATCAATTAATACGGTTGATGGATTTAATAAATCATTTGTTGTTAAATTAGATAATATATTGTCACCTCCACTTCTTACTAAAGCGATAAATCTATTAGCAATTACATACATAGGGTCTTTTACATCAGTAAAATATCCAACAGGAACGTTCTGTTTACCACCCATGTTTTGACAGAAATGATGTTTTGTTTTATCCATTATAAATTTATCAGAATCAGCTGAATAAGATACGTTCAATTGGAGGTTACCAAAATTTGATGCGTTTATTTTGAACGTTGTTCCGTCGTAATTTGAAATATATCCTACAAGGAATGTCAAATATCTCAATGTTACTTTTTGATTCTGAGTAAGTGTTGATGATGTTGGTAACAAATTAACAGTTGTTTTGATATCAGTGGCAATTTGGGTATCACTTAATCCAGATGTCGCTGTTGATGCACTATATGATAGTGCTCGGAATGGTGATGCTAAATCTTGGGAACAAGAATCCGGTCCAGGCGTATTCGGTCCGTTTACTTCATTCATTTTTGTTGATTGTTCTCCAATAATATTAGTTGATATATTAGCTTCCGTTTCTGTTTTTGCTTTGGTTAATAATGGTGTTACAAAATTCTTATAAATTGTTTGTAAATAAGAATCTTGTGTTGATATTTCATATACAGGTTGTCTTGTTCCTGAAAAGCTAGTAGAGAATGTACCAGCGTTAATTCTATGAGAAACCTTTGTTATTTGATAAGGACCTGAAAACAATGGTACATTTCTTAAATTGAAATACATTTTTGGTTGCATCAATGCATTACCTATCATTGTTACATCACAAGTGTAAACTCTGTATTTGTAAAAGTTGTACATTGATTGACTTTGAGGTGTTGCATTAATACCTCCACCTTGATTTGCAGTATAGTTTGCTAATCTTATTTCTTCTGCAGTTTTTTGACCTGAATTCATATTAACAGAAAAGGAAGTAAAAATTCCTTGATTTTGTCTACCTATATCCAAATTAAAAGCAACTAATTTATTAGATTTACCCCAATCTTGTTTTTTACTTTGGTCTTCAACTAAAGGATTTTCAGATTGTCTGTTCAATTGGAAAACGTCATTTCTAAAATCACTATTTGGGATATCCAAATTTTTACTTGCTTCGTTTGCGAAAGTACACACCATTTTTGTTTTTGACTTTCTATAATCCACATTTAAAAAAGTTCCAAATAAATCATTCGCTACCGATGTTGAACCTTGATTTGATGGGTTAGGTCTAACTGTAACATCATTAACGTCATAATAATTGACATATCCTGCGTGTTCTTCAATATTAAACCCACTACTTTGAATTAACTCTCTTAATATCAAACCAAGTTGTCTATCTGGAGTGTTAAGTACGGAATTTTCTAATTTATCTTTCCATAAGATGACATCACAATAAACTTCACTACTTATATTTCTTGATGCTCTATCTAAGAAAAGAAAATCTTCAAATAATGTAAATTCTTTATAATCATTACCTGATATCCATTTATCATTCATTGCCTTTAATTTTTCCCAAATTTCAATTCTACCAATATCCCCTGTATAATTTGCCTTTTTTGGTTGTGGTGTGATGACAGTATTTGGTAAATTTTTAAGGACTTCTTCCATCAAAGTATTAATAATGTCATCTTTGAATAGGTTGTTAGTTTCTATTATGTTTGTGAGAATTTGTCTAAATTTAAATTCGTCTAATGTGTTGTCTTCAAGTTTTTGAGTAGCATAAATTTTAACTAATGGGGCAAAGTCTTTAATATTGTCCACAGTAAAAGCAATATCCAAATCAATAAAAAAATCAGTTATGAAAGAACCATTATCAGTATAAACTAAATTTGGTATTGACGAATAACCAACATATGTTTCCAAAGCCCTCCACTCGTCTGAATAAAAATTTTGTGATTGTGCTAAAGTTGTTGTACCACCCAAATATGGTAATGCGTATGGGGTACTTAAGTTATAGGATACAGGATTTAATTTATCAACCAAAGGGGATGATGAAAGACTGTAAAATGTCTTTTTATTATAAAAAGACGGATTTCCATTATTAAACATTATATCATAATTCATAAACTTGTTTAATAAACTATAAACATTATCTAATTGGGTTAATTTAATTTTCGATAACGCTTCATCACTAACACTTTCGTTAATAAAATCTTCACCAGGTATTCTGAACAATTCAGTTGCTAACAATTGGAAATTTCTGTATTTAATTAGAATATCGTCTTCAGACGCTGGATTTGTTTCAGGTGTTTTTAAAATATTTGTATAGTCATATTTAGATTTTGAGAAGTTTAAGAAGTGTTCCTCAAATAAATCTAATACTTGTCTTTCAAACACAGAAAACACTTCTTCAATACTCGTATATATATCTCTTGTCGATAGGACAAAAGGCCCAAAATTTACGTTACCATTTGTATCCCCGTTTATTGAGAAATTTTCTTGATTTTTTGATGTTTTTAAAACTGTTTTCAAGTACTCATTTGGTGAATTAATTGCCAATCTATTGTTATCAAAATATCCATAATTTGGGAGTGACCAAAAAGCTCTTACCGAACCATTGAATACCGCAGGGTTATCTTTTACTTCAGTTTTTAATTTTTGTTGTCCATCAGGACCTTTAAAACACTCATATTTTGTTTGATTAAAACTACTACCAAAAGACGGTGTTATAAAATAATCTTCACTTTTATCATCTTTTACTAAAGTTGATAGTGTAGAAATATTCATAGCTCTGTTTTGGTCGGATGGGTCAAAACCAAAATCATAATTCAAAAGTGAACTTTCTGAAAGATTAATATATAGTTTTCCATTATCAATTTGTTCTTGAATTTCACTATCCGTATATGTATCAAAAATTGTCAGTCCGTTAAAGAACAAATTAAAGTCATCAACAAGTTTAGGATAAAACCCCAAATTCATTTGTGTACCTGTAAGAAACCCAGAAACGATATCTCTTTGTAATGAAATATCAACAGGGTCTGTTGTTATATTTGTAAAACCACTTAACGTATATACTTTTGAGATATCTTGTGTGATTGGGTCGTAATTTTCAGCGTAATTAAAATTATCCCAAGGAATCGTCATGTAATCAAATCCTGTCTCTACCCAACTTTTATATCTATTCCAAATTGAACCGTATTTGAGAACCCAAGCATATGGTAGTTTATGTACTGAACCAAATTTTTTAAATGTTGCAAACATATAATCTAAATCAGTACTTACAGTATTACTATACGTTTTATATTTTTCTCTTAAAGTTGTTAATGGTAAAGAGTTTAAGAAAAGGTAAGCTGCTTCTCTAAATGGGTACTGATTGAATTCTCTAAAATTTTGTACCCCTTTTATTATTGAATTAACAAAATATGGAGTATTTAACATGGATGTTGTTTGTTCTCCAATCAATTGATTGTCATATTCTATATAATTGATATTACCTTCTGTTATATGTTGTTTATCAAAGTTTTTTGATTTATCCTCATAGTAAGCTTTTAGAGTTTCCTTATTTGTTATCTCAATTGATGGGTCATTTACGTTTGTTTGATAAAAATATGTAAAAGGTCTTACAAAAAAAGAATCACTCGCATCTGTAAAATTTGCGGTTTGTACAATTTTGGTGTTATAAAAAATGGTTTTTGTTGTATTGAAAGCTAAATTAGTATCTCCACTTATTGTTGCGGAATCTGCTAAACTTTCATTAACCCAATCTTCATTCACATATGGATAAATGTCTGTTTGGTCAAAACCATTATTCTTTGTTGACTCTAAAAAATTTATTACATTTTCACTTGTTCCAATTAAATCTTGTTTTATAGGATCAAATGAAGAAATATAATACGGAGTTTCAGTCACACTTTGTAAATATGGTGTATTGTATATACCTCTACTAAAGTTTTGCCAACTTTCACCAGCACCATCATTAGATATGTGTCTTAAAATTAATTCAAAATTTTTAGCGTTAAAATTGTAATTTTTAAGTATCTGTATTAAAAATGGATTATCTGTTTTGAGTGCATTTTTGATATTTTGTGCTTCCATATCAATTAACACTTTGTATACACTGTTATCCCTACTTCCAAATCTGTTTAATTTAGAATAAAATGCGTAAGTAATAACTCTTTCGTATATTTCATATATAAATTTAACATCTTCTAAGCTTGAGTATATCGTATAAGTAAGTGGATATTCTACCGTATTTAGAGACGTGAATGGTAAATTTTGTGTTTGATTTTGAGTTATAACAAAATTTGCTGGCGTATTTCTTAATATAAACCCATTCAAATATTCTTCCACAAACTCAACTTCCGGCCAAATTGTATAATCATTAGAACCTGTTTCTGTTGGGTAATCGCCTGGATATTTTACCTGATAACTTGTTTTAGTAGGGTTTGATGTATCCTCAACAATAAATTGAGGCCATGGATAAACAGGAGAAGTTGCCCTTGATATTTTAGGTCTATCAACAGATGCACTATTTGACACACTTTCCAATATCACTCTTCTTCTTGTTGGGTCATCTCTTTTGTTCCACGCACTTTTATGTACATCATCCATAAGTCTCAGAAAAGCTTCAGCATTTGCCAATATTATACCAACCATATTATTTATAGTAGGTTTAAATCCTAAATTTAATTCTAAGGTTTCCTTTAATGATTCAGTAAGCGCACTTTCAATTTCTGTTTTTTTTGTTTTAAGTGCTGTTTCTAAATCACTTATCTTTTCTAAAAATGATTTATTACCTTGACTAATACCTTCAAATATAAAATAATCGTTTGTTGGTAATTCAGTTGTTTTTACATTATTTTTGAATTCTACTAAGATAGGGTCTGTATCCCCTGAAGGGGTTGCATTATATCTCAATTGATACGATTTTTGATAATCTATTGGGTCAGCAGCAACCAACTTACTATCAATTTTATCAAAATAAAAATCTTCGAATTTTATATCTACAGGTATTACAGAATCTGTCTTAACGTTTGCTATTGTATAACTTTTACTCGAACCTGACGCTCCAAATGTTGGGTTATTACCTAATTTTTTATTATACTCATCAATAATACCTTTAAGATTATTAATCGCGGTTTCTCTTTTCTTGATATCAGTTTGTATCTCTTTTTTAAAAGGTATATTTTTTATATATTTAATACTATTATCTGAAGTGTAAGAACTGAGAAATAGAGAGTTTGGCTCATATAAGTTTGTTTTTAACCATGAATCGTCATTTCGATAAATCTTATCTTTGTAAGATGTAATGTCATTTAAAAAAACTTCACAGTTAGTTAAAGCACTAAGAGATTCTTGATTTTGATAACTATTCAAAATATCCGTTATAAATGTTTTCAACTTTTCTTTAAATTGATAAACGGTATATTCAGGTAAATTTTCATCTACAAGTTTTTTGTTCTTATATTCTTTGAAAACTTCTCTAATTTTTTGATATCCCTTTGTTAATTTTGCGGTTTGTCCTTCGTTTACATCTGTTACTTGTCCTGGTGTTGAGGTTACAACAGTATTAGCCTCATACATATGAGGTAACGCTAAACAATCTGAAAGTTTAATTTCATTCAAAACTGAAAAAATATAAGGATCAAATTTTAATTCAATTTCAAAATTTCCCGAATCTGCATCAAAAGAACTCTTGAAATCTGTTAACTGTAATTTATATTGAACTGCTTTACCATAGTATCCTTTAATCGTTAATGTAAAAGGTGGATATGGGTATTGGAAAAATACTCCGTATGGTGAATTGTCTGCCAACTCAAATAAAGCTCTACCTCTAACATCAATTAAAGAAATTGTTACTTGAGTTTTTAACGATAACTCAGTACTCACGTTTATTGACTTAATTCCTAATAAACCAGAGTCAACGACCTGATTTTGACCGTTACTCGTAAAAGTTTGATTCAAATAAAATTGGTCAGAATTTTTTGGGTCTTTAACTGCATATTGATTTGCTTGATTAACACCTTGACCTTTGAGAGTTCCTTTTCCTGTAAACTCGTCTAAATATGAATTATCATAAAACTTTTTATCACCAGGATTTAAAAAATTAATTTTTGCAACAGACACTGTTTGTAAATCGTTGTTGTGTGGAACAGCACCAAGAAGAAGTTTTGTTCTAGGTAAAACTTTACATTCCAAATTAGCATACATGACCATGTTTTCATGTTTGACTAATCTTTCTTTTACATTACCTTCGTTATCTACAATTCTGTTAGGGTCTATTATTATAATATTTTGGTAATCAAAGTCAACTAAAATATTTTCGTCATTAATCGCCATAATAAAAATAATAATTATCTATTGAATTTTTATATTCTTGTAATGACGCAATCAATGGAAAAGGAACTCTTAAAATAGAACCGTCTGGTATATTCCATTCTTCTCCTCCGAATTGTGGATTGTTCGCCATTATTAACCAACCAAAAAATGGAGTACCATAAAATTGTTGTGATATTTTATCCATTCTAGATTGACCGACTTTATAAATATAAGTCTTATCAGATGGTTTTGTATCTAATTTTACAAAAGGAACTGTTTTTTGTTCCCCATCAATAAGGAATTGATTGTATCTATTATAATATTGGGATGACATCTTTAACTTAATTTAACTTTACCATCAAAGGTCTTTTTATCCAAAATCCAATTCGTTGTACCATATATTTGTTTTAGAATTGATTTTCTTCTTGAGTCAATATCTTGTGATGTTGGGTTTTTAATTGTTTGATAAAGTCTTCTTCTGTTTGCATTTTCATCTAATGTGAAATTTTTTAAATCAGTATAAGCGGGACTTGTTTTATCCTCTTCTATAGTTTTTTTATCTAAATCATAAATCTCAACATACTTATCTCTAATATCATTTAGATTTTCAGTCAACTCTTGTTTTGCCCCACCAATTTGTTCAATTTGTGGTGTTGATACAAATTCAACAAATAATATTTGATATTTATCCTCATTTGTAAATGTTTGTGATGCTAAGGTGTAAAATCTTTTTTCAGCATCTGTCAAATCATTCATATAATCTTTAGAGGTCTGAAAACAGTTTTCAGTATCGTAAAATGTTTCCGTTGGTAAAGGAACAATTTTTGAGTTATTTTTTTGGTCAGCATATTCATTAAGTTTTTTTGTTACCTCCCCAACATCAACTATCATTTGTTCAAATACTTCTTCTTCTTCAACCAATAAATATAATTTAACATCCCCATCAGTTAAAATTTTTCCATCATAACCCCTTAATGGTGGATAAAACGGTGGATTGTTAGGAAGTTCTTTTGTTGTAATAACATTCATTTTATTTAAGGTTTTCAAAAGTAGTTGTTCTACATCGACTATTGTTGTTACTGGTTGTGTTAAATTTTCAACCGCCTCTTTATCTAAACTTTCGACATATTTTTTTAACTTACTTTTTGCGTCTCTAATAATATCTTCTCTTTCTGCTAAAGATGGTGAATTCAAAAACGCCTTAATTACTGGATTTTCATCATCATCAATATCTTCTTTTATTTTTTGTGCCAATTTGTTTACCTTTCTTTCAAACTCATCTGGTTTACCGTAAATTTTTGTATCCAATTTTGTTTCGGTATAAATTAAAGTATTACCTGATGTGTAATTTCTATTTGAATTAACAAGTTGTAACATACTATAATTGTATTGGTCTACAATTGTCCCATATTGATTCGTGCTTATTTCCAAATATTCTTTATATTGTGTGGATAATTCTTTAAAGACATTTGTATAGTCTATATCGCCAGTTTCAGTATCACCACTTTTAACTGTTGTTAAAACAGTTCCAATTGTTTCACCACCATCTGTGGCTTGTTCATTATTAGTTGTTGCATTGGCAATTGCCTTATCAACCAATTCTACAAGAGCATAGTTCAATTCTGTTTCTTCTGCTCTTTCATCATACATTTCCGTATTTGCGTAATAATTAAATGAAAGAGCATTTTGTAAAGTTTCTATTGGTTTTGCAAGACCATGACCTCCAATAAATTTTAAATCCACAGTAACACCAACAACCATAGGTTGTACACCAATACCTTCTGGGTTTAAATCAAGTAATGAACTCTCATAACTAAATGATATAGTTGTTGGTATAGCCTTTGTATGGTAAAAATCCCCCATTCTAATAACTAAAACAGGTGGAGCACCAAAACTTGTATTTAGTGCATCATCATATTTAGGTTTACCATCACTACCTATTACAGGAATAGTTTGACCTGGTCTTGTACATTGATTCAAAAATGTAAGTCTTGCATTTAACCCTTCAGGTGTAATTGAATGAAATGCAGGGTTAAAATACTTTAGTTTATCTTTAAGTGTTTGAAACGCCATTGGGTCACTGTCTTTTAACATTTCAAAATAATCGCATTCGGTAAGTAATCTTCTTATAATTTTTTTCCCTATTGCTTGTTTTAATCTATCTTGTACATCAGTATTTGGTTGAGGTTTTACCCCTTGTGGATTTGTTTGGTCAGGAGTACTTTGATTTAGATTATTTTCTTGTGTTGGATCTGTTGACGATATATCATCTGAAATTGTTATTTTACTAATAACAGCACAATTTATTGCCAAATTTGGATACGCATAAGGTACTTCTGTAGGGCTAAGTACTGTTGGTGGGATAGCATCTATTGTAAGAGATGTGTCAAATGACGCACCATTTTCCCCAACATCTGTTGTATATCTTTTTACTGTAACCTTAGATAAACTACCACTTGTTTGTATAGTGACTTTTTTATTGTCAATCTCGGTTTGTAATTTTTCTGTTAAAAATGTTTTTGCCGAATCCGCAAAAACAGTTGTTTTCCCATCAATTGTAATGTCAACAATGTTTTTATTCGACACAATACTTTTTATACCATCAACAAATTCAGAATTTATTTTATTATTATTTGATTGAACCACATCTTCAATAAATGCTTGTGTATCAGTATTGGTAAATGGTTCTCCTGTTGATACAACAACATATGAAACAGGAGCTAATTCAGAATATTCTACCGCTTTGGATAAATAATCGGTAATTTGAGACGAATAATTTGTATCTGTTGAATTTGGTTGAAAATAGAATGTCAATCCTTCAAAATTTGTTTGAAACTCTTTTTCGTCTTCAGGTGTATTCCCTATGGTGTTCGCGTTATCCGCTGATGTGTTTTCAGCGGGTATTTCTTTTTGTATTTGTTCTAATTCTTCTGGTGTTAATCTTGGGTCATTTAACAAGTTTTGGTACATTTCTAACTCTCTCAACGGAAGAGTATTAAATTTTGCCGCTAACTCATATAAATCGTATTTTGTACATCCAGCTATAAATGACTTTACCAAATCATCAAATTTTTGTGTACCTAATTTTTCCAATTGTTTATTCACCAACAAATTCATTATAGATGGGTGGTCAACAATAATCTTGAATCCAAGTTTACCTGATCGACCAGAATTTTTATACGTATGTATTTCTTCTGGTCTACCAAGAATTGGGATACTATCAAAATTAACTGAAGGTGTATCACTGAATGTTAAATCATATGGTGGAAACCACATTATTCTTCCCCCATTCGGCCCTCTCTCACATAAAGGTAACTCATCAACCGTAAAACCTGGTCTATCTGAAGTTCTCCAAGCTAAGTTTTCAATGGACAACATATATTTTTTAACACCGTCTCTTGTTATATTTGTAGAACCTAAACCTTTTGTTGGTGCAATATTTAAATTATAAGTTTTATCTAAAACTGAATAGGTAAATCTCCTATTCTCTGTAGTCATACCATCTGTCTTTTGTAAGTCATTGAACGTATAATACGGTGTATCTTTTGTAAAAATTCTACAATATTCAATTCCTGCTTCTTCTCCTGTTGAATTATCAATATAGGACATTACTTTAGAACCTTTAGTTATTTCTCTATAACCGTCATGAAAAACTTTACTAACTTGATTAATTGCGTTTCCTGCGTGTTTTAATCTTCTTTTCCCAAAAAGATTATCTGCAGAATTAATTAATCTTTGTGTATTATCAAGTATAGAACCTTGTTTTAATCCAAAGTTAGTTGATTCATTAAACAAGTACGGATTTGCGATTGATGGAAAATCTTCATCTATTGAGACCGCATCTCCCCCTTGTTTTACTTTGAATCCAGCGTTTTCTTTAAATCTAGGTGATGTCCATACAAAACCACCATCAGGTTTACCTCCATTTTCTGTACTTATACCGTTAAGACCAAAGAACGCTTGTTCCATTCCTGTCCCTTCATATTGGTTACCCATTTCATCTGGTCCAAATACAATAGCATTTGTTAACTTACCAAGTGAATTTATCGGTACAGCATTTACAGGTGAGGTAATAAATAGTGGATTGTTTACATCAGAACCCAAATAATACCCACCTGTTACAGTAGCCCCAACTGAACGTAGTATTGTATTAACACCAGCTATCGCTGCGTTTCCAATACCACCAACCTGATAGTTTGGTCTATATATGTTTTTTTCTAATAAAGAATATAGTGTTGATATTTGACCTGCACCTGTTTGAGTAAGTAAAGATTTAGATGGTTGTAAAAATCTACTTGCTCCATCAGCCAAAAGATTAAATGACCCTGCTGCGGTGTTTTGTAAAACGTTTGCTATTTGGTCGCCAGTACTTGGGTTTCTATTACTATCTTCATCAGTAAATAAAGGTCCAATCAATGGTGAGTTAGGGTCAAAGTCCCCTCTCAATCTATCTAAAAATGTAATATTACTTGGGGGTAGTGTAATTCTATAATCCTTACTTCCCCCTAAACCACTTCCAGCTAAAGCCGAAGGTGATGTAAGATTTGTACTTGTTTCTCTAAATAATTGTCTTTGTTGTTCTGCGGCAATTGTTGCGTTTAAATTATCACGTAACTTACTCGCAGACAAATTAGCTAAAAATGAATCGTTTGATAAAGGTCCGTTACTTCCAGATGGATTAAGAACCGTAAACATAGTATATGTATTATACGTTGACGGAGTAAAAATAATCGGATCATAATACGGTTGATGAATAGAGTTTATAAGTTGTATTTCTTCAACTGTAAATTGTTCTAAATAACCTCCTATTGGACTGTACTTATTTTTAATGTAAGCTAAATTTTTAGATGGAAAACTTATAGAATCTAAATCACTATCTGTAAAATCATACTCACCCTCATTTGTTCCATTTATAATAGGATTTTGTTGTGTTCCTGGAGTGTTTGGAAATCCTCCATTAGGACCGAATTTATTTAAAACGTAAAAATTATTTGCAACATTTGTTGATCCGATGTTGGGACTATTTAAAACTGAATAATCAGATAAATTACTTTCATAATTTGTAGGTCCTGGTGGTGAACTATAAAAACCTGGAACACTATATGGTGTTAGATTTCTAACTATTAAGTCGTTCCTAAATGAAGAACTATTTTGGAAACTTAAAAAACTCTCAGGCATTATTTTATTTTACTTATAAATAGATTCAAAAGATTTTTTTATGTTCATTATTGATAATTGAATCCTTTAATTCTATTTAAAACTGTTTTTATGTTGTTGACAAATTCGTCTTTTAACACCACTGATTCTATTGTAGATTTTAACATTTCTTTATCAGTACCTGTTGGTACATTTTTCAAATCTACCATTATATCTAATTTATGATTTATATCTGTTGAGGTTTTTATTTCACTTGGGGTTGTGTTTATTGGGTTTGGCTGCATCATTATTGATGTTAATTCCTCATTTTTTAAACCCATCGATTTTAAAGTTTCTAAATTTATCGGACTTATTGTTTCTACTGGTGCAGATACATAAGGATTTTGAGGTGATTTCATTCCTTCCATAAATTTATCAAAATCATCTTTTGTTTGTGGAAATTCTGTAGAACCAATTATAGTATCTTTAGGATTAATTCTAATTGCCCCTTCTTCACCTAACAACATTCTATTATCACCAGGAAAACTAACAAAGTCATCCGCAACCCCAAAGAATTTTTTAATACTACCAGTAAAATCTCCTAATTTTGTAATTAAACTATTTAAATTTGTATCTAAAGTATCTATTAAATTTTGCATTTCTGTAATAATTTTATCTCCATATTCTTCAACACCAGAGATTATAGTTGGCATTTTATCTTCAATATTTTTTCCAACTTTATCTAAATAACTCAGTTTTAATTCAATCATTTTTCCCGCATCGTCTGTCAATTTATCTAAAGATTCTAATGCTGTTGTTGCTATTTTGTCTTGGGTATTAGCCATTGTTTCTATTATTTTTTCACCTCTTTCAGAACCAGCTATTTGACTTGGGATTACAGTTGATAGGGCTGCGAGTGAATTGGCAACTTTTTCACTTATTCCCATTTGTTGTTCTATGAGTCCTTTCAGGTCTTTGTCTTCTCCTGGTTTTGCTTCAAACGTTTTTTCTATTTGGTCATTTTGTGTTTTTAAAAAATCGGCTAATTTTTGTTGTTCGGTTTGTGACATATCTTGAATTGCCTTTGTCACTTGTTGACCATCTTCTTTATATGTTACTTCAAATCTTCCATCTTTACCTTTAATTAAAATGTTTTCCAATTTTTGCATTTCCTTCTCGTCAGGAATCAAACCTTTCAATCCAGTTTCATTAATAATTTTTTGTTTGTCTTGCATTTCTTTGAAAGCAATCCCCATTTCTGACAGTTGGTTAGCATTGAAGCTTGTTCCTTTGGCAAGTTCGTCCATGAAATCCATTCCAACCGCACTCATTTTACCTGTTTCATCGACAAAGGTTGAAGCAATTTTAGCAATTTCTTCTTGTAATTTTTCAGGGTCATTTCTTGATAAAAATCTAACTCGTTCAACATCCATCAATTCTGACTGTACAATACCTAATCTAGATAACTTATTAACAAACTCTTGAGCCTGTTCAGGTTGATACAAAGATTTAGCGGTTTCAAGAGCTGCCGTCATATCCCCTCTTAACATTGAGGATTTTGCTGCCATATCGGCCAACCCAATAACTCCGTCTTTAAAGTTGAATCTTGATAACTCTTTCAAATTTGCACCTACAAGTTTGGTAACAGTTTGAGCGTTTACTCCTATCAAATCGGCACTCTCCATTATAGTTGCCATTTCTTCGTTTGCGGAGTATATTGATTTTCCCAAGTTTACATAACCTTCGAATAGTGTTTTAGTTTCAATACCAGTGGCTTGAGTTGTTGCAAACAATTCATCTGTTGCATTCTTGTTGAGAATAATTTGTGTTCCAAACGTTTCAAATAATGCGGTTTGTTGTGCAACAATTTTTTCTAAATTACCACCTAATCTTGTTACTTCAGTTAAACCTTCTGTAAGGGTTTGTTTTAAAAGAAATGCCTGTTCTCGACCAAACCCAATAGTATTGGCCATTTTTCCAAACTGCTCGTCGATATTTTCAACCATGAGTTGTATACCCGTCAAGTTTGACTTTAAAGCGTCAGTAACTCCACCTAACCCAAATTGGGTTTCACCTGTTACGAAAAACATCATAATATTCTTTTATAAATAAATACGGTAATTTTAATTTCTTCTATTCATCTCAATAACTTTCTCTACCATATAATTCCTTTGGTAGGTTGGGATTATCAAAAAATCTCTGTATGAGACATGAAGAAATTTAGAAAGAAAAATATATTGATCTAAAAGATATTTTTTATACGTCGAAGAAAGGCCGAAAAAAGTCAACCCCAAACGATATCATAGTCGATACGTTTTCTCCTGACGGGGCTATTGCGTTGAGTCTTAAATCTACTCCAGGTTCATTTTCCGATATAAATCTTTTTATATATTTTGAATCCATAATTGGCATATTTTGTATAAAATCAATTATCGAAGATTTATCTCTACTACCATTAAGTTCTACAATCTGTTCTTGTAATGTCCAAACTGTTGTTGGTGTTACTCGACCTTTCAAATATGTAGATTCCATTTTGGTTATTTTTTGTTTTTCACCTAACGTCAAAAGTTTAAGTTTGACTTTAGCATTACTTTTTGGTAATGTTGTTTCAAATAGTCCTTCATTGTCAGGATTTACTTTTGGATTTTTGAAACTTAATTCTTCCAAACTAAATGTGTGGTCAAAAAGTTTTCCTGTTAATGGATCTGTTAATTTAACAGTATATTCAGGTCCGAATGATGTGTTTCTAAGAAATATTAATATTGCTTCAATATCTCCATCTAACATTTCTTCAGGTTTCAATTCAGGTTCATATACTTTATTTCTTAACAAAGTTACTAATAAGTTGTTATTTTTCAAACCTGATGAAAGAGCGTCTTCGTCACTTGCATTTAAAAAACCTACTTTGACACTTGATTTTTTTGATTTATAAAAAATACCTTTTGATGGTAATTCAATAACATCATGTGGTATTGTAAAATTCATTTGACCATATTTTATTTCATCTTCCATAATCTTTTTGTTAAAAATATAATTTCATGTATTTTTATGTAAATAAAAAACCCATACACAATATGTATATGGGTTAATTTTAATGTTATATTATTTTTAGTAAACCAAAATTGCTCTATCCATTTTCAGAGTGAAGTTAACTTCACTCAAACCGTCTCCTGTGTAACCAAGAGAACCACCATCATATCCTAATGGAAATGCGTTAACCAATAACCATTTTTCGATAACAACACCCGTAGGATCTAACATTTCTAAATCTACATTTCTTTTATAACCTGCAGCATAACCCATACGTCCTGTAACAGATTCTGCAACCAATCTAACCCATTCCATAACCGCTTGGGTGGTTGAAGGACCGATTGGGTCTAATAGTTTCACTGCAATTTCACCCCATGTGAACGAACCAGCAACATATGTTTCTGTATTTAAGAATTTAATTGCTTGTGAACCTATTGTAATTTTAGGTCTCGATGCTGTTTGTACTACCCACTCATTGATACCCAAATCGGTTGGGAATCTCATTAAGAACCTATTCTGTCTTTTTGGTTCGTAAGGTATGGGCATTTTCATTAAAAGATCAGCCATGTTGTATTATTTTTTTTTCTTAGTTTATTTTATTATAAATATTAGTTAAAAAATTTTTTCTATTTACTTCCTTTTATTTTGAACTAATCTTCTACTAGACCAGTTTTCATAAATATTTTTTTCTCCTCCTTTTGTTAAATAAATATTTAAGTTTTCTTTTTCTTTATCACTTAATTTATTTTTCATTGAATGGACATTTCTTTCGTCGTCATCTGAAAAACCAAATTTTGGTTCAACAAATTTAAATAGGTTACCTCCCACAGAATCATCTCCCGAACTAACGTGGTTAATAAAATAGGATTTCTGAAATTTTTTTGATGACCTTCTCTGATTTGTCATAAATCTTTTTATTTCTCGTATTTTCGCTTCCTCTGGATTTGCAGCAGAACCTGCTCTGTATGAAACAGGTGAGAATTGACATCTCTCTAAATAATCGTTAATTAACCAATTCTCATTTTCTACTTGTTTTAACCCAGCTCTTCTTCTATATTCTTTTAAATTTTTTATTAACTGAGATTTCTCAATTCCATGCATATTGTTTTCTATAAGATATTTGACAGCTCTTTTTAGAACTGATGGTGTATGTCCTCTTGCTGTAATAATCGCAAACACACTTCCATAGTTGATAGCCTCTTTAAAGTCATTCCACACATCTTGTGATGCGATTGGTGCGTATTTAATATCTTCTAAAAATTTCCTGTCACCTGAAACTCCAAAATCTCTATATGGGTCTTTATCAAAACCTACTATCATATGACCTTTATAATTGAACGGTTCTTGACCTACTAAAGTTCTGTATTCAGCAAAATCTTCAGTGGACATACCAATAACGTCACCATCTTCGTCTTTTAAATAAATAAGGGTCGGCATTTCCATTAAATTATCATCCCAATCAAAAGCATAATACTTAAGACCATATTTTAACATATTTTCTTGAGTGACCTCTGAAATAATACGTTTTACTATTTTTTTGTAATTAAACATATAATATAAATATTAACAAAATAAAAAAAGGGGAATTTATGTTCCCCTCTTTCTTTGTTTTTATTTTATTTAAACATCTTCGAAAGATGCTCCTGTTGGTGTTATGTAGAATGTTATATCAATAAATTCAAGTGAACGTGTTGGTTTGATATAAATTTTACCAGTCATTTGATTTCTATCTAAATCAGCAGTGTCGTTAGAAACTGTAACTCGGAAATCGTAAAGACCTCTGTCTCTTCTTATACCGTCAAGAATTGGATTAACCGCATTTAAGAAATCTTGTCTTACTTTTTCATCGTTTTGGTCAAACAACAACCTTACTGAAACCGCTGAAATTAATTTACGTGCTTGTAATAACAATCTTCTTACGTTAATTCTATCAAGTGCAGACTCTCTAACTTGTAGGGTTTTGTTACCCCAAATTACAGTACCAACATCTGAGAAAGTTGCAATTGGGTTAATTCTTCCTAAATATAGAACATCTCTATCTTCTTGTGTTAACTTTTTACGTGCTTTAATTGAATTAACAATACCACGAGTGTAACCCGCCGCTGCGAACCAAGGGAATGCTATATTATCGGTCAACGCTAAGTTTCTTGTAACTTCTGCCGTTGGTGGTATATAGATTTGAGTGTTATTAACACTGTCTCTTGTAAGAACCCAAGGATAGTAAGTTGCGGTATAATTGGAATCAATTCCAGTCTCTTCTAAATTGTCAACTGCTTCTTGTGGGTAAATAAGACCGTCAGCTCCTGTTGTTGTAGGAAGTAAAAGGTTATAATCTGGAGTTGTTGTTATATACAATGAATCCGCTCTTTCTGTCTCAATCATTTCTATTGTAGACTCAACCAAATTACTATTGTTAACATAGTCAATACCTGGAGTTACAAATAAATTTATATTAACCGCTTCAGGATTAGAGAATGTTCTGATACCTAATAGATATGCGTAGTAGTCAGTATTTGCATAATCAGTTGTACCGTCACCAACAGAGATTTGTTTAAACGCTCCCCAACCAACTGCGTTTGGATATCTTGTAGTTGCACAAGCTCCGTTTAAATAACCTGTTCTACCTAAAACATATTTATCTTCATTTGTTCTTCTTTCACGGTATATATCCCATCCATCAAAACCTCCTTGTACTAACAAGGTAAATTTACGTGCAAATAATCTGTAATATGGGTTTGTATCAACAACAGGTTCAGAACTAAAGTCCGCACTACCAACGTAAAATCTTGGTTCACCACTTGTTGAGAAACCGTTAGAAATTGTTATACCACTTGCATTTTTATCCATGTGGAATCCTCTTGTTCTATATAACCAAGGTGACGATTCAGTTGCAAAACAAATGTTTGATGGATTTCTTTTACCCACATATTCGAAGAAACTTGGGTCGTAACCATAATCAGCACTTGTTGAGAAACCTAAGAATGTTTTTCTTATGTTATCACCAGAAGATAATCCCGCATCATCAGTTCCTGAAGGAGTTCCAAACGGAGGATTGAATACTAATTCTCCTGGAAAATCATACTTAGTTTTGAAAATTGGGAACGGTGATTTTCCTCCGCTATACTCTCTAAAGTTATAACCTTCGAAACCACAAGGTAAAGCATCTATTGGTGCATCCTCGTTCATTTCTACCATAATATATCTAGATTTGAGTTCAAACTCTCCATCTAATGTACCTACCTTTTTAGCAATAAAATTATTTTCTTGCGGATTCATTGAACAGTTAGTGTACTTTTCTAAAACAACAGGGTTTGAGTCTGTATCATAGTAATCTCTCACTAACACGGTAAATGTTTCGTTTGCGAAAGATATATCTGAAATAGAAATTTTAACTTCTGTGTTTGCACTGTTACCGTCAGATATAGTGTAAAATTTGAAAAGGTTATAAACTTTAGAACCTCTTACTTCTGATACTACCCAAGGACTTTCAGGTGATTGATATCTTTCTAAATACCAACCAATTGATGTTGGGTCTTCACTTTGTGCTTCAGGTAAAGAGATTAAATCACATTTTAAACCTCTAATATATCCTTTGTTGTATGCCCATCTCAACATTGTTTGGAATCTTTCCTCAACAAAAAGTGGTACGACATTTCTAGGTTTTCCAAAGTTGTTTCCACCGAAAACTTTTGATATATATTCTGAATCACTTGTAGAGAAAGATGTAACAAACGTGAAGTTGTTACCTAAATAGTTTGTTGCGTTTATAGCAAATTTAGCAAACGGGTTTTTAAGTACACTTTCATATTGACCTGTACAATCCATAGTTACGTCAGTTATACCAGTAATTTCATATCTTGGATTATTTTCATCACTGTATGTAGATATACCTCTAGATCTCAATGTCGCAACAACCAAATCATCATAATTTGTATACGCCATACCCGAATAAACATATATCATACCTATCATTGTACCCGAAAAACAATCCACCACAGTTGTAGTTGTTGTAGTTGTGGGAACAACAGGAGTTGGGGTGATACAAGGATTTGGTGTTGGTTCGGGTGTTGGTGCTGGTGTAGTTGTAGATGTTGTTATTGGGTTTATATTAGTTAAACCACTAACTACTGACCAAAATGAGAACCCTGAATATTCCGCATTACCGATATTTTCAAACAAAGCATAATACCATGTATCATTAAATGGTGATGTGAAGTCAGTCAAACTTGCTGATGGTGACGGAACATTAAAAACATTTGTCGATGCAGTATATCCACTTGAGAGTATGTCATAATCATCTCCATCGATACTACCAAAATATGCTATAGATGTTTCTTCAGTTGCCGGATTTAATATTCTTTGATACGCAAAAAACTGTAAATCACTAAGTAATGTAGATGTATTACCATTAAATTGTTCATATTGTTCGTTTAATAATACTTCTATTTCATCAGGAAAAGATTCAAAAATTACAGATGAAACACCATTAGTACATCCTGTAAATTCTACAGTGAAAGGAATTGTTTTAGGTAAAATACAAACTGGTTCACAACTTCCAGATGGAGTAACCGCACTTAAACAATATGGGTTAATTGTTGTTGGGTCAACGTTCGCACTAGTTGTAATAGACCAAGAAGGACCAGCGTCGTATCCTGATAGACCTAATATTCTTGAGACAAAAAGTTGATTTGATTGTTGTAAATAAGATTTAGCAATATATGCTGCTTCATATTTAGGTATTTGGGTGTTAACGAATTTTTCTGGAGATGTTCCCCCAAAGTAAGATTGGAATTCTTCGTAGTTTCTAATAAAAATAGGTTCGAAAGCCGGTCCTTTCAGGGTTTCTCCAGCAATCCCAAGAGTAGTAACACCAACACTTTGTGCTACAAAACTCAAATCTACTTCAGAAGTATAGACACCTGGTGAAACAAAAATTTTACTATTAGTTGCCATAATTTTTTAGTTTAATTTATTATTATATTTTATTTTATATATAAATACCCAAGATTTAGGCAAAAACTTTACTTCTAACAAACTATTTATATCTTGGTATGATTTTATTCTGCCTTTTTTCTACCTATGGAAAAAGATTCAAAAAAAATAAAAAATTTGAAGATTTCTGTTGATGCTCACGATACTTTAAAAAAATATTGTGACAAAAGAGGTATTAAAATGTACAAGTTTTTAGAAAACTTAATTTATGAAAAGTGTAAAGAAAAAAAAGATATTTACGGTGAATAATTAAATTAACTTTTGTTGGAAAACTAATACAGAATCTTTGGTAATATCATCTTTGATAATATCTATTCTCAGATTGTCACTTGTATTAATTTGTATTTCAGAAATATCTTGACCATAAAAGTCATCATTAATATAAACCTCATAAGAATCTACGTTATTTATTTCAGAAACTTTTAAGTCAGTAGTGTAATAAATTATATCGGATTTGGAATCTGACCCTACACTGAATTTGAAAGTAAAATCCAACGGTTCTTCAGGATTTTTCTTTTTTCTTTTCTTTTTTATCGATTCATCAACCTCATACATTTGTATTGTTCTGACAATAGCAGGTTGTACTTCAAACTCGTCCTCATCTAATAATATCCCTTGTAAAGTCATTGGGTATTTTTGCATATAAAACTTTCTTTTTTCTAAATCTAATACTGATTCGTCAGAAGCGTCACTCATTATAATCGGAAGATAATGACCTTTTATATTTTGATACGCTTGTCTTGATGCAAACGTCTGCATTATCTTTTTATTAAACTCATTTATTTCTCTCATTCTATTACAAATTATTATAACAGTATAATTTATTTGTACTGGTATTGGTTGAGGTATTTTATAAACGTCTAATCCATGTCTTTGACCGTCCCAAGTTGGTACTTGAGCATAATGATATAGTCTTCTATTTGGTATATTATATTTTATTGATGGTTCTCCGAATTTAACTTCTGGTTGTCTGACTACTGTAATAAAAGGAGGTTCGGCATTTTTATCAATATTTTGGAAGTCCCAAGTTTCAGTGAATTGAGACCAATTTTGTGTTGTTATCAAAATATCTATCATCGGGATTTTTTTCCCATCAACCGTTACTGTAAAATTTTCATTTACAAAATCTAAAAACCCTCTATCTAAATCGGCATGTAATAGTCCTTTTGGTAAAAACGTACCTTTCTCCATTATCATATCCGTCAATTCATGTCTCCTTTCCAATGGACCGACAGGAAATTTGAGTGATATATTCTTTTTTATTTTTTTCGGTAAACCCATATTTTACAATCCTCTAAATTCGTTAGAACTAACTGGGGATGCTATTATAGTTCTATAAAAAGGTTTATAACCTTTATAATTATGTTTTATGTCTGACACTACCCTACCATCATTTACAACGGTGTAATACCTAACAAAATTTTCAGTTTCATAATAACCAATGTAATCACCAAAACTAATATCAATATTTAATTCTTCCAATGTCTTTAAGTACACTGAAACTGTAATATTACCTGGTTCAACTTGGTCAACTCTAGATGACCCCAACATTTTATTTTCGGGAGCGGCAATACCAATGTACGCATTAAACTCAACAGGTGGTAAATATATTATACCATCAGTAAGGGTTTCCCCATATACATCATCCTTTTTAGTTTTTGTCCTATCAACTCTATAAAGAACACAAGTGTAATTCATATCACCTATTAACCACTCTTGACCCATTCCAATTTCTAAATTGAAGTCGTTATCACCAAAAAACTTACCAAGTCTCGTTATAGGAACTTTATTGTTCATGAAGTATTTTCTTGATAAATATCTTTTTTATTATTATTTTTTATCTAAAATTGGTTTTGGACAATATTAAACCTCTCATAGAACATCAAGCTTTAGAAATATTAGACACCTATTCTGGTGCAAATAACTATATTTTATCTTTGAGACAAAAAAAGGAATCAAATAAAAAATTTTACCCAACAAGGACACAATCAGACTACATTAATAATTACCATACTGTAACACCAAAAGTTGCTCGTAAATGGGTTGAGTTAGATACATATTTTGCAAAAAAGTTTGCGGAAGAAAAATATCTTTTACAGACTCCTGAAAAAATATATATAGAAAAGTTATTAGTAGAAAAAGAAAAATCATATCACATTTGGGGAAAATTTTTCGAAAAGGACGTACTATCTGAATTTTGGGTGCCTAAATCGGCATTGATTAAATCTCACACAATTGAGAAAGTTGAGATTGATTATTCTAAATATGAACATCGTCCTCCACTTTCACACCAAAAAGAAGCGATAGAAAAATTGGTTGGTTCTCGTAGATTTATATTAGCCGATGATATGGGACTTGGTAAGACCACATCTACAATTATTGCCGCTTTAGAAACAGGAGCAAAAAAGATTTTAATTATTTGTCCCGCATCACTTAAAATCAACTGGCAAAGGGAGATTGAGAACTACTCAGATAGGAGTGTGTTTATTTCAGAAGGAAAAAAGTTTTCAACTGAGTCAGATTTTGTTATAGTAAATTATGATATTTTAAAAAATTTCCATGATTTAAAAGACAGTGAAAATTCTTTATTAAATCAATCCGACTTTGAACTTGTAATATTAGATGAAGCACATATGGTGTCTAATGCTCAGGCGCAAAGAACAAAAATAATTAATCACTTTGTTAAAAAAATTAAAAGAGTTTGGTTATTAACAGGAACACCGATGACTTCTCGACCAATGAACTATTATAATCTTTTGAGTATCATCGAAAGTCCCGTCGCACAGAATTGGATGGCTTATGCTATCCGATACTGTCAGGGATATCAGTTTAAGGCGGGGAATAGAAAGGTATGGAACGTTCAAGGGGCATCAAATCTTGAGGAATTAAAAGATAGAACTTCAAAACAAATACTTCGTAGATTAAAAGAAGAGGTGTTGGATTTACCTGATAAAATCATAACTCCTGTTTATTTGAGAACCTCATCAAAAGAATATAAAGATTTAATGGGTGAGTATTACGAATGGTTAGATAATCGTAAAGAAGAATCGTCATCACTTACCATTCAGTTTTCTAAACTTATGAAAGTAAGAAAGGTAATTGCAAATGAAAAAGTAAGACAAACAATTGAATTTGCCGAAAATATTATAGAACAAGGAAAGAAAGTCATTATTTTTACAAACTTTACAGACACTCTACAATTAATCCATAATCATTTTGGTAAACAGTCAGTTTATTTAGATGGGAGTTGTAATAAAGTTCAAAGACAATATGCGGTAGATCAATTCCAAGATAATGAAAAAATTAAAGTTTTTGTTGGTAATTTGAAAGCGGCAGGTGTTGGACTTACGTTGACGGCAGCTGAAGTTGTTATTATGAATGACTTATCTTTTGTTCCCGCAGAACACGCACAAGCAGAAGATAGAGCTTATAGATATGGACAAAAAAATAATGTATTAGTTTATTATCCTATATTTGAGAACACAATAGAAGGTGCAATATATGACATACTAAATAAGAAGAAGAAAATCATAGGAACTGTAATGGGGGATGAAGTTTCTGACTCAATAGATGTCGTAGAAGAAATTTTAAATTTAATTAATTTACGTTAATTTTTTTTAAATGATTATACTATTTATAATAAAAAATTGTTATGAATAGATTGAACGAAAGAAAATTAGAAAGACTTTTAAGAAGAATAGTTAAAGAAGAGGAAGTAAATTTATCGGCAGATGTTGAGTTACTAAAAACTCACAGTAACATACCTGGATGTGACCCAGAAAGATTGGACTTCCAAAAATGTTCAACAGAAGCATTTAAAACTTTACCAGCACCTGAGTTTGTAAAATTGTTTGAAAAATTATCTCAACAATCAGATGAACCATTAGAAAACCCAATGGATTCAATGGGTGAAATGTCAGAGTCTCGAAGAAGATATTATAGAAATAGATACTAAAATCTGTTATTAAACCAAAACAACTAACCTCGTCTAACGAGGTTTTTTTGTTTAAAGAATATTTATCATTAATGAATGTTACTTTTAAAAATATAAAATGTAAGTTAAATACAAAACAAAAAAATCTATTTAAAGATTTTTGTAAATTTTTACAAAAAAACTATGGTTTAAAAGATGATTTAATAATTTCATTTGTTGGTGAACGTATCGGTAAAATGACAACTGGTAGTCAACACGTAAAAAAAGGAATTAAAATACTAATTAATAATAGAATGAATAGAGACATTCTGAGAACTATGGCTCACGAATGGATTCATGTATATCAAAGAAATGTATTAGGGAGAGAAAGAGGTCCAGACATTGGTGGAAAAAATGAAAACGAAGCAAATGCATTAGCTGGTTCTCTTTTAAAAAAATTTGAATCAAAAAATCCTAACATGGATGGAATAATTTATGAAGAGGTTAAACCAATACAAAATAAAATAAATTTATTACAAGAGCAAATATTATTAATAGATGGGGAAAAATTAAGGAATGAATTTATAAATGAAATGAAAAAAATAGGAATAGAAAAATTACCTTATTCATATTCATCATTAAGAAATTTTGTTGACCCAAAAACAATGAACATACATTATAATAAACATTATAAGGGTTATGTAAAAAAATTAAACGATGCTTTATCGGATAAAAAATATGGTGATTTAGAATTAGAAGAAATTATTTTATCGGTTAGTAAATATGATGATGTTGTAAGAAATAATGCTGGAGGTGCTTTTAATCACGCTCTGTTTTGGAAAATGTTATCACCAAAAAAACAAGTCCCTAAAAAAGAGATTCTTGAAAAGATTAATAAGGATTTCGGTAATATTAAAAAAATGAAAGATGAGTTCAACGAAGAGTCCAAAAAAAGGTTTGGTTCAGGATGGTGTTGGTTGATAATTACAAAAAATAAAAAATTAAAAATTATATCCACACCAAATCAAGACAATCCTCTGATGAATATTATAAAAGGAGGGGGATATCCTGTCTTGGGACTTGATTTATGGGAACACGCATATTATTTAAAATACCAAAATAAAAGAGATGAATATATCAAAAACTTTTGGAATCATGTAAATTGGGATTTTGTTAATGAACTATTTTTGTCCCGAATAGATAATTGAAATATTTATATAAAAACAATCATTATGTCTATTATAAGCAATGAAGAAAGAGAAAAACTCTACAAAAGAGTAAGACACGTATTGGGTGCTCCACTTAGGTCAGTTGAATTAGAAGATGAGCAACTTGACACTCTTTTGGAATTCTCCATTGAGGACTATTCGCAATACATACAAGAATGGTTGACTGAAAGTCAATGGACAAGTTTATGGGGATTAAACGTTGAAACCCAATCTTTAACAAATGCCTTCATGACTAAAAGTTTGGATTACGAAACAAGATATACTTATGCGTATTCAAAAATTGTAGGTTTGCAAGCCGGAGGTGATTGGGTACTAAAAAAAGATTATATTCAATTAGAACGAGGACAACAAATTTATGAGATACCTGCGGGTCGAGAATTAAACGAATTGTTGTGGTTTACTCCACCAGAAATGAATAACCTTCTGTTCGATCCTTGGGCCTTTGGAGGTATTGCTGGTGGTGGTATATCAGGACCTGCAGGATACGCACAAGTTGGTAACGTGTCAGGTAGTTATTTCTTAATGCCAGCATTTGATATGTTGTTGAGAATGCAAGAAATAAATATACAAAAAAGAATAATTGCTGGTGACTTAACTTATCGTGTGACCGCACTACCTAACGGAAAAAAAGGTATACACTTAATGAATACACCTGGAGGTAAATTTGATTTTGGTAACTCAACTTTGATGAAAGGTAAAGTTTGGTATTGGTATTACGACACAAACGATGCTGATAGAGATAAATGTTTAAAAGATAATCCTGACATTATAAAACTTCCTTCGGATGTACCTTTTGATAAAATAAGTTGGAACGATTTAAATAATCCTTCTCAAATTTGGGTTAGAAGATGGTTTGTTGCTTCAGCAAAAGAACTATTATCAAAAGTTAGAGGTAAATTTAGTGGTAATTTGAAAACTCCTGATGGTGACCTAACTATGGATTATGCAACTTTAGCAACAGAAGGTAAAGACGAAAAAACTAAATTACTTGAGGAGTTGACAGGAGCTGAAGGAAGATTAACAAGACTTAGACCTGATAAAGTTTTAGAAAGAGAGGCATTAATTGCTGAAAATCTTAACAAGACTTTGAAGTTTAGAGCTATGCCAAGACAAATATACGTAATATGACAAATATACCACAAAGAAAAAATGTTATTAGGTATCAAAACACAATTGATATTCCTAAAATTGATGACAAGGCGGTTATTATTTCCGCTAAAGAGTATTGGACTAGAGATGAAAACTTATTAATTGTAAGAGGAGTGGATTCATCCGAAGTTACTTTAAACTCAATTATAACTAAAAGAATAATAATAAAGTCATTGACTCAAGTTTTAGTTAAATCAGACACAGGTTTAATTGATGAGGAATGGGATGAGCTCCTTTTGGAAAAAGGAGCTTGCGTACAATTTCAGTTCGTAGAAGGTAATTGGTATATACTATCCTCCGACGGTCTCAAAATGTCTTAATTCTTCTTCTCCTAAGAATTTTAACATAAATGGGTCTGCCAATCTATACATATGGAATGGTGATTCACCAACCTTATCCCAAAAAACCATTTCTTCATCTGATATTTGCATCACATCTTCCAGTTTGTCTTGGTCTCCCTCCTCAAAAGGTTGTCCATTAATTAACTCACATTGTTCAGTTGTGAAGAAAGGTCTGTCTTCTGGATTTTTAATCAATAAAGATTTTCTAACCTCTTGTTTAAAAACAACAAGTAACGGTTCTACTCTTTTGTTAAAAGTCGCAATTGCTCTTTGAATGTTATATTCTCCTAACATATCAGGATTGTTTTCTAAATCTGTTGGGTCTAATCTATAACAATTTAATTGGATTATTGAATCCATGTTATCTTCAGGGTATGTACCATATCCGTCAAAATAACTATCTAAATGTTCTTGTGTCCATCCTTTTTTAGGTTTGTTAACTTTTTGAACGTCTCCATGTGATGCCTTAGTTCCATTGTTAACGTAATAGATAATATCACCAAGATTCACATTTAAGTTTTCTCTGATTGCAAGTTCCATGTGTGCTTGTCTTGACATTAAAGCCCCCGCCTTTGTCTTGGTTTTACTTCTTGCAATATAATCGTCAATAGATTGTTTGACTTTTGACTTGTTTGCAATTTGAGCCAAAGGAATTTTTTGATCGAATATTCTTTGTAGGTATTCATAATAGTATTCTACAAATCCTTTACCATCACCATCAAGTAACATTTTAATCGCTTTATCTAAAAATACCTCAATATACTTTGGCATCTTTTTAGATTTGATTGAGTTACCTGTAAGTTTGATTTTACCTTTACCTGTGATAAGGGCGTAGTTCTTTCTTGCTAAGTTAATACAGGCGGGCCACTGTCCATCAGTATCAAGTGCCATTTCACCTCTCATTGCTAAGTCATTAAACTCCATCACATCAGCTTCTTCACCTACATATTCTTTACCCTCCTTAACTTTCCAATTAAGTCCCTTACCAATGTATCTTCTACTTTCTACACCATCGGGAACAGAGAAGTTAATACCATCCGTGTCCATCACAAGTGGAGTATATCCTCTATCCATAAAGAAATGAATCATCATTCTTAGATACTGTCTTCCTGTACAAGTAATCATCTCACCTTTATCCATGTCACCCCAATGAAATACTTGTGGTGCAGATAATGAACCAAAGAATGCATTGATAAAGATTTTGATTGGTAACTGTTTTCTGTCAAAAGAAAGTGACTTCTTCTTGTCAATACTCGCATATTCCTCAGCCAAATTCTTATACATAATACGGGTTGTTCTAAAATGTGATAACAAACCTTTCATCGCACCTGTTATATCGCATTCGGGAAATACATCATGAACCAACTGAATAGATGGGTATAGTGAAGAGTAGTCAAGTTTTAATACGTTCCTTGAATATCCTGTTCTGATTAACCTTGACAAACCACCAACAAAGTTTCTCTTCTCGTTTTTAGCAGGGATTGCAAGTCCATGTTTGTAAGACCATGCTAACATCAACATTTTCCATAATGTCGCAGTTCCCATTGTTGAAACTCTTTCATATGTTGTTGGTACAAGTGAGGCGAGAAGAAAAGTTCCTTGATTGAACTCCTCATCAACAAGTAGGGTTTCCTCCAAGTCATCGTCAAGATATCTCTCTACAATATCGTCACCTGTTGTTTTGATATATATGTCATTTCTTCTTTCACAAACCTCATCAATCTTGGTATCAATACCAACTTTTTTATAACCACCATTTTGAATGTTTAACCAATATTCGTTTTTATTAGAATACATGGGGGCAATCTTGGTATGGTCAATATAGATACGGTCTTTTGCTTCCGCATCAATAAACTTTGTAATGTACTTAAGTCCCGCTTCTTTGATATTAGAATTGATTGCTTGTGCTCTACGAACTGAGTGTAGAATATCAATTACGTTATAACCCCACATCTGAACTTGATTATATTTCTCAACTTCATTTGCTAATTTTAACATTGACTCCTTTTGGGATATTGGTTTGTTTGAATTAAGAGATGTATTAAGTTTTTTGATATCCAAGTTTAGAGCTTTACATCTCTCAAAAATCCAATACCAGTCAAAGTTCGCTGAGTTGTAACCTGATATGATTGATGGTTTAATTTCTTCTATTGTCCTGAAAAACTCAACAAGTCCTCTTCTTTCTTCATCTTCGTCTTTACACTCAATTACTTTAAGAAAACCTTTGTTAGTTTTCATACCTATCATAAATATCCTACCGTCTTTTGGTTCTAAAGCGGTAGTTTCCAAGTCGAATACAAACCTCGTGATATCGTTGTATTCCTCGAATCCTTTGAATAACCTTTTTTCTTTTGAGATGAGGTATTGTTCTACAGGCGGTAGAACCATTATTTTATCTTTTGTTTTTTCACCCCAAGGGTCTATTCCTCCGTCTCTAAAAAACTGAATGAGTGTTCTATATCCTTTAAGGGATTTAACCATAAAAGTTAAACCCCTTTCTAATCTTTCATTACCATCGGTACGTAACTTCTCAATTACAATACCATATTTAGACATTGCCTCTTTTTGTAATCCTTTAGAATTACTATAAAAGTTTAAACCACGTAAATCACCAACCCATGCAAATGCAATAAGGTTATCTTTGACAATAGATTTACCTTTGTCAGGGACTTCTTTGATTTTAAAAATTTTGTCGGATGCGTAATCGTACTCTATTGATACGATGTACTCTTCTGGGTCATTCCCTTCAAGGAACTTTTGAATCTCTTCTTGTGAAATCATATATTTTATTTTGGTGTATTTGCTGTCGAGTTAGGTCGACATTTACCTTCAAATAAAATATAGGAGTAAAAATTACTCTTATCAACTGAGATTTTGAAAATGTTTAGCTATTCTTTTACTGAGTCTTACTCTTGGGTCATCTTCAGTCCTCCCAACCACATTATATGGTACTATAAATCCAAAACTTAAGAATACCCTTCTTGAATTGAACTCGTTTGTCCAATGTTTATAGAGTGAAGCTTCAAAACCATATAAATCGGTTTCTTCAATGTGGATAGATTCTTTGTCAACAAAAAAATTATAATTGTCAGATAAAACACTTATATTACATTTATAGTTTATGTAACCGTCAAGTGATGCGTCATAATGTGGATTTATTTTTCCACCTTTACTCATATCAACCGCTTGTAAAAAAATGTTATCTTTTGGAAAATTAAATTCTTCAGAAATTTTATTTATTAAATTATATATAAAATTAGGTAGATGTTCTTTTGAAACATCGGATATTGATTGAAATTTTGTAATATAATTTGTTAAAGGTGTATTGGAAATGTCAAACATAAAAGATTTACCATTAAGCGTTTTGGATAATTCTGTTAGGTGGTGATTACTATTGTTACCACTATGATTAACAGAATCAATCCATTTTACTATTTGGTCTACTTCATCTTTTGAGATGAATTTTTTTTTTATCTTACAGGTTTCCAATTCCGTATTTTCCAATTTTTTTTAAATTATGTTTTTCCAAAAACTCTTTTGGGTTCATTACTTCAATAATTGTTAATTCAGCAGAATCCATAAGTTGTTTTGCCTTTTCTTCAGGAACTGCCATAACACACAATTTATGAGTTGCTGGTAATTCTCCTGTTGGTGATAAATCTATTTTTAAGATATTATCATTTTTCATTTTTTCTCTTGCTTGAAGAACTTTGCTTTCTTCACATAATATACAGATTCTCATGTTTTGAATTTCTTATACGTTTATATAGTTATGTTGATGGTATCCGAACTATCATAATAGGACAACCTTTTACTTCCACCCTGTCTCTCAAAAATTTGACAAGTATATGACTCATAAACTGATGGGTTAGAACTTACACCCGTTACTGTAATAACAACATCATCATCAACATCCGTACCTCCTATTTGTGTTCCAAGTATTGTTATGGTATCACCTGTTTGATATAATTTGCCTTGTGTATTACCACTAACACCAACTACAGATCCTCCTGAAACCTCAATATCAAAAGATGCATTTACACCAATACCGTTTGTTACACCAGTTAATGACGTGTATGTACTATTTATTGCGGTAGTTCCTGTTGCAGTAAATGAAAATCCTGTGATGTTTCCATAATTGGTTGTAAAATCAACTGTAGTGATAAATGTGTCTATAATATTCCATTGAAAATTGTTACCTATTGTATTTTCATTAAAATCATTACCTATTGTATTTTCATTAAAATTTTCACCTATTGTATTTCCAGCAAATTCATTACCTATTGTATTTCTACTAAAATCAGGTCCTATTGTATTAGTATTAAACGCGGAACCCCAAATGTTATTACTAACATAACCTAAAAAGTCATTATTAAAAGTATATGAACCAATATTATTACCATAAGTACCTCCTGAAAACTGATTACCACCAACAAAAGAATCAACATTGTTTTCTTCAAATGACAGAAGCATCATATTACCTTTAAATTCATTTGATATTTTGTTGTGATTGAAATTATCATAAATTGTATTATTTTCAAATGTATTACCGATAACATTATTAGTGGTTTGTCCACTTATGTCGTTATTAAAAAACGAAACACCAACGTTATTTTTATAAAAATCTTGAGTTATTATATTGTTGTTGAAATTGGTACCTATTTTATTTTCATTAAATGCGCTAATACCAATGTTATTAATATCCCCTAGTGTGTTATTATTAAAATTATCACCAACTGTATTACTCTCAAACGAACTATATATATTATTACTGAAGAAACTAGGTCCGATTATATTAACAATAAAATCTGAATATACTTTATTAATAAAAAACGATTCTCCGATTATATTATTTGTAAAATTATTAGTGTCTAATAAATTTTCATAAAAACTACCAACAATTTGGTTATTCTCAAATCCTGAATCAATTATATTATTATAAAAGTCACTACCAATATTATTGTTTATAAAGCCATCTTGTGACATTGTTATAAAGTTAGACGAAAAGTTTACACCAATTCTATTATTGTCAAAATCAAACCCATCATCATCCCCAATCATATTATCTTGAAATCTCTCCCCAATCAAATTACCATCCATATCACAGTCGATAATATTTCTTTGGAAGTCCGTCCCGACTGTATTATCGTCAAAATCATTTGTAATAATATTATACTTAAAATTTGAACCACAAATATTTGAATCCATGTCTTCGTTAAATGTATTACCTTCAACACCTCCACCAAAATAGTTATTTCTATAAGTTCCTGATAAAAATACATTGTTGGATAGTAAAAATGTGTTGTAATTATTAAAATTACCCAAATAAGTATTTAAATTTAAATTATTATTAAAAGTATAATATTCTGAAAACCCTGTATATCCAGAACTTATAACGTTACATTGGAATGGACTCATATGTTGAGGTAAAGATATACCTCTTGAATAATATGTGTCGGATATGGTAGGTATTGTAGTTCCTGTGACATACATTTCGGTATCACTTGTTATACTTGTAATTTCAAAATACCCAAAAGAACCAATCGGAAATTGACCAAAATTATTGTAAACTCCTAAAATGTCTCCAACAACAAAGTCACTGTTAAAAAAAGTTGTAAACCCTGTAACAAGTCCTGTTGGGTCAATAGTAATACTACCATCTAGTAATTGTTCAGAAAAAAAACCTTCGTATCTTATAAATTGAACTGCTCTGAAATCATAATCGGCTCTGTTATTTTTTTCATCAATTCTTTCTGTAATCCTACCCTTCGCAGGACTTGATGTGACCTCAGTTGTATTCCAATTTATATCATAAGTAATTTTATCTTGTGGGTATAATGTTGAATATACAGTTGGTGAAAATCCTGTTGTTGAAGTTGCTAATAATAACAATGGTTCAGTATTACCCGTTTTATAGTTACCTGTCACAATTGGGTCACCAACATTATTGAAATTAGGTTGGTCGTAACAAGTTTGAAAATCGGTCATTAAATAATAACCGCCAGGTGTTAAAGTTCCTCCAGTATATAAAGAATATAACTCATCGTAAGTTACTTCTTCATAAGTTCCTCCACCTGTTGATAAACCTGAATAAGGAATATGAAAAGTGAAACCACTTTGTTCGATTGGAAATAACGAATTACTTGTTATTCCTGTTGATAGTGCTAATTCTCCTATTGTTTTTCCTGAAAGTATCATTTTTTTGTTTTTTTATATAAATATCATATTTTGTTTATTAATTAAGTTAAGATGTTACATCGTTTAGGTTGGTGTTGGAGTTGGTGTTGGAGTGGGTTCTTGTTCAAATTGTAGTTCGTTAACTAAAATATTTAATGGAAAATCAATGTCAATAGGTTGGATGAACACTTCTCCCGTTTTGGTTAACAAACTATAATTTAAAGCAGGATTAGTAGAAATTGTTTGACCTGATGTCTCATTTTTTGGTATTATTACTGTTGACCCTATTGTTATATCCCCACCACCAATTAAATCTAAATTAACACTTATTGGTAATGAGACGTTTTTATTGATAGGGATATTTGAATTTACAGTAAAATAAGTAACAACTGAACCACTTGAGACATAAATACTTACGGTATATATAATTTCTGGATCTTTATATTCCAAATAAGAATTGTTTTCCACATCAATGTATTCATGATTTTCGGTTATAATTGGGTTAATTAATACTTCAAACGTTGGTGTAACTGTAGGTGTTGGTGTAACTGTAGGTGTTGGTGTAACTGTAGGTGTTGGTGTAACTGTAGGTGTTGGTGTAACTGTAGGTGTTGGTGTAACTGTAGGTGTTGGTGTAACTGTAGGTGTTGGTGTAACTGTAGGTGTTGGTGTTGGGGTTATAGAGTAGATTTCATTTATAGTATATGTTAAATAATTTGGACTAAATAGTATGTTAGAAAAAACATCATTTCTTGTAAGATTATTGTAATCCACATCTAAAATAACTTGTGTTGTCCCCGAAATATCTTGTAAATCTATAGTAACACCTGTTGTGATAGTAATTGGGTTACCACTATAAACATCAAGAGTATGTGTAAAATACATCAACACTGGTTCATTAACATTTTGGTTTGCGGTTAAATTGTAATCAATAATTGTTGAACCTGTCGTAATTACCACATTTAAAACTACTTCCAATGGTATTGTTGTTGTCGTTGTTACTACAGGACTTGTTGTTGTTGTCGTTGTAATAGGTGGGCACGGTTGACAAGTCGGACAAGGAGTTGTAGTGGTAGTTGTGGTTGTTTTAAAAGGTACATCAACACAACATGGGAATTCACTTACATAACATGAATCATAAGGTAAATCATCCGCAATATAAGACTCCTGAACATTTATAAAAAGTTTTTCTCTAATTGGTAAAATTAAAACCCCATCAGAATTTCGTAATAAAAATTGACCTTCGTATCTCCCGACTTTATTTGTGTCTTTATTTTGAAATTGGTAATATACATAATATTCGGGGTCTGCGTTTGGTTCTAATAATTTTTTAGACACAAATCCCGCTGGTCTAGTAACTATTTTAGGAATACCTGTTTCTATGTCAACCATAGAAAAGAATATTGCAGATTCTTCTATTAAAGACATCATTCTATTGAAGTCACTTCTTCCATCTTTAACAACTTGTATTTTTAGTAGAGGTAAAGTAGCGTTTTTCTTAATAAAGAATTCCATTAAATGTTTTTAATAATAAATATATCAATCAACATTCTTTTCTAAGATGGGCTTCGTAAAATTCAAATCTATTATGTTCGGTTGGTGTTAATAATAAAACAGCTGGGTTAATTTTACCTTTAATAGTTTCTTGATAACAATGACTCATAAGTGTCTGTTCATATGGGTGTTGAAATTTAGTTTCTAAATAACATTTGTAGTTACCCTCTTTAGACATTATAATTGGCCAATTAGAAAGATATATTTCACCACTAGCATATGGTACATTTTTATGGGACTTTATATATTTAAACTCTAAGTTTGGGGAATCTTTATCCAATCCTTGTTTAGGTAAGTTTTTATTTTCAGGCCAGTGAGATTCTCTAAATGATTGAGGGACATTATACCAAGACCATTGTTTGTCATGACTACCAAAAAATTCCGTAAAATTTAATTTTAAAAAATCAAAACCTTCTTTAGTCATAATTTCAATTGACGAGTTAAACAAATTTTTAATCTTTCTGTTGAACCCATTTTTACATACATTGTCTATACCATTGTAAAAAAACATATCATCCTCAAAAAAGAAATAGTGACTTAAATTTTCTTGGTCATTAAAATGTTCCGCAATAAATTGCCTTCCACCTGTAATTCCTATGTTATCTTTTTTGATATGAACAAATCCATACATATCACATAATTGTAGATATTTTTCTGTTGTTGATAGGTCAGTAGAATTATTTAATAAAAACTTATTTGTTTTATTTAAAAAATTAGTATCATATTCTAACATAGAGTCAATTAAAGTCTCAAATTGTTTCGGGGAATTGAAAGAGATTACATATAGTCCTATGTCTTTTACTTCCTTAATTATTTTTGTTTTTTCTATATTAGATGTAATAGATTTAATTTTTACGGTTTCATTTTTTACGTCTTCAAAAAATCGGTATAAAAGTCCGTTTGATTCTATTTCACAATAATCTATTAAGTTAGGATACAAATAAGTCATAATTGTAAACAAACTTTCTTCAGTCCCCATCAAACCATTTTTTAATGTATCCATCATCAAACTATAATATTTAGAATTCATTTCCGAAATTGTGTCTTTATTCCCACCAAAAAAACCACCTCTACAAACAAACTTGGGGTTTTGTGTAGAAAGTTCACACATTTTTTCATAATTAAAACCATGTATTTCCGTATTGGTCTCATACGGAAAACAAATAAATAAAAATTTTTCTGTTAAACTTTTTATTTTATTTAAAACATCGTCATGTGTAAAATAACCTGAATGAACAGTATTTGTGATTCCGGCATCTATCCAAAATAATTTATCAGAATTAAATTTATCCAATATTTTTGCATCATGAAGAAGAAACATTTTTGACATTACAAGTGGATTATACATATCAAGTTTGGATTGTGTTGACTCTTTTAACCACCCAACCTGATTATACCAATTTGGGTTAGTTCTTATTGTTTGTATTGTCTCGTAATAATCGTTTGACTTAAACCAATTTAAATCCCTTAAAATAAATTGGGTTTTATCTGAATCACGCCTTTCATTAACAAAATGTTTAAGATTTTCATCTCCGTATATTATAAGATTGCAATCAACCCTCAACAATTCTTCCAACTTGTTTAGATAATGTTCATAGCTTCTAGACCATCCTTCTTCTAGATTACCTCTACCAATGTCCCATAAACCAGTGACTAATGTTATTTTATCCATTTTTATTTTTTTAATTCCGCATAATCAGACCATCCCCCATAACCAACATTATGGGTTATAATATAATTTTTATTTATCAAAAAGTTTTTTAACTCTATTCCGTTTATATGTAAATTTTCATAATAAATCTTATCAATAATAAATTTATTAAAATTTATTGATTTAATGATTTTATCATCAAAACCTTCTGTATCAATATAAAGTATGTCAATTTTGGTTAAATTGTATTTTTCTAATAAACGGTTAATACATAAACAATCAAGTTCACGATAACAAACACCATTTTCTGTATAATGATTTCTAACTTTTATTGAATGGGTTTTGTTTAAACTAGCCAATTCAAACTTATTAATATGGTTAGTATCTTCTTCATGAAAATAAATTTTCTCCTTTGTTAGATTTTCATCATCGGTTATTATTATATTTTCCAAATTAATATTCCCAACATGAGAATAACATTTTAATAAACTTTCATTATGTTCAATGAAAGGTTCTACAAGTATTAATTTATTGATATTTTCATTTTGTATTAAATCTGTGAAATCATCGAATCCTCTGTTCGACCCTATTTGAACTGCTATCATTTTTTAATTCTTAATTTTACAAACCCAACCCACTTCTAAAAATGATGTCTCTTTAAGTGGTGTTAAATTATATTTTATATTAGTACCATCTATGTCCGAATCCTGTATTTCCATCCAGTTCCAAAAATTGTTTTTCATTTTTTTTTCAAAATACTCTTCGTTTGGTGAATAATCATGTGCCATTATTATATCACCTGTTTTTAATAATTTAGAAATTAATCTGAATTCATTTTTTTTACTACCTCCATCACATAGAACTAATGTTGTACCTTTTAATTGAATGTACTCTTTTAATTCATTCATACATTGATTATCAAAAAAGTCGCTATAGTCAATCAAAAATAAGTTTTTTACTATAAGGGATATCCTTTTTTTTTCTAATCTTTTTTTTGTAAATTCCGGTATTGAGACATCATAAGATATAAGTTCAGAATCCTTTAAATTATTTAAATCCAATAAGTCCCTAATTATTTCAGTTAACCCACCGTGAAAAGTTCCTATTTCTAACACTCTACTTGGTTTATGTAATTTAATTAAATCATTAAATCTATCAACAATATTCGGATTTTGTTCAATTGACAGACCATTGTAACTTACGTGATTCACAACACCATTACGAAAATTAATATCAAAATAATCGTTTTCAAAACAATTTTTTGTTGAGCATGAAAGTTTATTTTTAATTTCAGTTAAATTCATTTAAAGAAGTTTTTTCAAGTCTATTCGGTTTATTAAGTATTCAATGTTTGATGGTAAAGTACAGTTTTTATCAAACCAATTTTTAGCATTTTCCGATACAAAGTTTAAATATTCGTCATTATTTTTCACTCTATTCCATGTTGTAATTAAGTTATTTTTGAAATCGGTGTATGAGTTGTATTTAGGATGTCCATCGAAAGAATAATCACAGGAATGATAACAACTTATATAATGAAAATTAGGTATTAATGGGTCTGGATAATTAATATTTAAATGAGGTCTAATTACAGGTATCCCTACCCCAAAACATTCAATGTCCCTATTACACATTTCATTTCCACCTGGTAGACTTAAAGATACTTTATATTTTGATAAGTCATTCAGATATTCAGTATACTCCATATTTTGGTTATCAACATTTTTGTCAATAATAATAATGTCATCTGTTACAATTTCATTTACCATTTTTTTTCTAAAATCCCATAACCACCCCCTAAAAAAAAGTTTTTTTTCTTTATCTGAGTTTTTGTTTTTTTCATATAAAGAATTCATAAAATCATAACAACAATCAAAATAAGGCCCATAATAAAAAGGTTCATAAATATTTTTAATGTCATTTGGAAATTTTACATCTAAATTGTTTTTTGTGTTTGTTTTGAATGTATAGTAATCGTAGAAATTAAACCCTCCTGGATAAAAAAATTGAACCATGTTTTCCGCATCCCAACCTAAGTGAGACATGAAATGGTATTTCCAATTGTCAAAAAAAGAAATTAAAATATATTTTTTATTTTCAGGGTTCACTATTGAAAAATTCATACAACTATAAATTCCTCCCTGACCGTACTTTTCGTAATTTGTGTCGTTAACAATCTCAAAAGAGAAGTCGTTAAATTTTTTTTGTAGTTCGGTCAATAATTTATTAAAAAAATTAGTAATATAAAAATCTTTATCCCCAAATCGAATTTGTCTTTGTTCGTTCCTTATATGTAGTTTCATTTTTTTATAAATTTCCACTTATTCTATTACACCACCCTTTGGATTTACTGTAAGGCCAAACAACCCAATATTTAGGGTTTTCAGTTGTATTAAATTCTCTCCATATTTTACAATAACCATCAGGGTCTTGTTTCATTCTAAGTATTTCTGAGGTATCTGCGTCTTGTCTATATAAAGTTTCATCTTTTTCGTTATGAAACGCAACAACCCAAAATTCATAATCATTCTCAGAAACATCATTGAAAGACACATCAATACAATGTTTAAATATCTTTGAGAAACTATCCATCCATTCTTGTTCATTTGTATAATCATACGGATTTGGAGGATATTTTTTATCTATAGTATACTGTTGAATTCCTCTTTTTGAGAATAATATACCAGAATATTTTTCGTAATCTCTTACTGTTCTTTCTGTGCCAAATCCATATTTTCCTAAGTCCCCATCATATTTTTCACCATCTACACCTAACACTTGTCTATTTTTTTTATGACAATTCTGATTTTTTATAAACCATTGTTTGTCATCATCCCACTGTTTTGTTCTACCTTTTCTTGTATATTCGTGCCAAATTACGGTTTTGTGTGGGTGAAATAAATCATAACCATGTGTATATGCTCTTACGGCAATTGATATTTCCTCTCCATGAAAATAGTATTCAGGATCGTGTTGAACCTCATTGGAAAATTCTCCTAATGTAAAAGCAAAATGCGCAGAATAAAATCTTGCAGGAATTGGTTGTTTAAGAGTTTTCCAATTAGGAATAACTTCAGGTAAAAAGAAAACAACACCTTCAGGTGTAAATCTATCAAAAACCATTCGCCAAGGTTCATTAACTCTTCCTTGTGGGTCATTGTCAGGGTCAAAAGAAGAAACATAACCCGTTAATAATGGCTTTTTATGTCCTTTTTTTTGTAATTGTTTAACCATTTTAATTAATGTGTCATCCCAATTTTTTTCGAATCTCATATGAGAATCCAACTGAAGGGTGTATTCCTCCCCATTATATAACTGTTGGACTTGATTTCTTGCCCAACAAACACCTGTTGATTCTTGATACGGGACATTTAAAATTCTAAATCTCTTGTCACTCTCATATTCTGATAAATCATCAAATTTATCTTCAGAATGATATTGTCTACAAATCCCAAATCTTAGGTTTTCAGGTTTTTTAGCTTTATCAATACAATCTTTAATTGTTGGTATAAGTTGAGGATCTCTATAGGATGCAATTTGAATAAAAATTTTCATTTTTTATTTAAAATAATAGAGCAACTCATTTTGAAAATAAATGTTACCGAGATAACGTTTTAGATTTTTGTTTGATAGTAACTATTACTAACTGTTTCTTGACTCTAAGTTTGACACTCTTGTTTTTAAAGACTCTATTTCTGTTGTCAACCTTTCTATAATTTTTTGTTGTTCTTTTGTAGATTCAACTAATAATGAAACCATTTCGGAATAACGTATTGTTTTGTAATCTGATATGCCATTGAATGTTACCGCTTCAGGTAAGAATGATTCTACTTCTTGTGCAATCATACCTATTTGTCTACTTTGGTCATCTACCTCAAAATTTTCAGCGTTTTTATAATTAAAATAAACCCCTCTTAAATTTTTAACAATATCTGTTGCACCACTTATTGGTATTATATTTTCCTTCAATCTTACATCAGATGATGTTGTTGTCAGTATTCCTGTTGTTGCGTTTCTATATAATGCAACGCCAGTGCTCGATACCGTACCTACCGATATTTCTTTATCAACTCTTAATTTTTGTTTGATATACAAACCAGATCCACCTATTGTCGGTAAATCCGTTCTTACTGATGGGTAAAAAATCATTTGGTCATTTGTACCACTACCACCAAAACTAGTTAAACCACTTGTCGAACTATTATTTATATAAAACGGTTCGTTTGATGAGGTAGAGTTCGCATCAATCTCACTATAATTAGTAAATCTTGTAAATGAAGAATCTACACCGCCTACCGAATCTCTCACTGTAATTCTAGCAGAATCTGTTGCTGTTTCTATTTGTACTGAGTTAACATTAGGACCTAAATTATATATTGGTGTACCCCCTGACCAATTTATTTTTATTAAATCATTTGTTCCTAAGACCGCACCAGATCCTGACGAATAAGAAAGTTTAAAAATATTGTTGTCGGACCTATCAACACCAAAGGCGTAAGATGGTGTAGATGCGGACGTTGATAAAAACCTTATGAATGCATCCTGTGTTGATCCAGTGTCTCTTAATGAAATATTTGGGGACGCTGAATTTTTAGTTAAAATCAATGTTGTACCATCAAATTTAGCATTTACTTCACCATTTAAAGTGTTGGGTGATCCAGTTGCGGTAATTAAATTATCGTTAACATTATTATTAATTGTTATACCAGTCAAGAATGTACTTGTAAAAGAACTATAAGGTAACGCTTCAGTTCTACCCGTAGATATAGGATTGTAATTAACGATAGGCATTAGTGAATTAGAATAACCTGTCGTTGCAAAAGGGAGTGATGATATTGGTAAATCTGCCATAATTTATATATAAATATATTTAAGTAACAATTATTCTTCCACCATCTTCTTGTAAAATTAAAAACATATTTTCTTGTGCTAAGAATGGTTTCACTATTGGTGATGGAGTTACTGTTGGAGTTACTGTTGGAGTTACTGTTGGTGTAACTGAAATTGTAGGTGTAACGGTTGGTGTGGGTGTTGTTGTTGGTGTGACTGAAATTGTAGGTGTAACAGTTGGGGTTATAGTTGGTGTAGGTGTAGAAGTTTTTGTTGGTGTAACGGTTGGTGTAACTGAAATTGTAGGCGTAACTGTTGGTGTAACTGTAGGAGTAACAGTTGGTGTAACTGTAGGAGTAACTGAAATTGTAGGTGTTACAGTTGGTGTAGGGGTAGATGTTTTTGTAGGTGTGACAGTTGGTGTAACTGTTGGGGTGGTTGTTGGTGTTAATGAAATTGTAGGTGTAACAGTTGGTGTAGGAGTAGTAGTCTTTGTTGGTGTAACTGTTGGAGTAGGTGTTGTTGTAACGGTAGGTGTTACAGTTGGTGTAGGTGTAGAAGTTTTTGTTGGTGTTACTGTTGGTGTTACTGTAGGTGTTACAGTTGGTGTTACAGTTGGTGTAGGTGTAGAAGTTTTTGTTGGTGTGACAGTTGGTGTAACTGTTGGGGTGACTGAAATTGTAGGTGTAACAGTTGGTGTAGGAGTTGGGGTTTTTGTAGGAGTTGCGGTAGGTGTAACAGTAGGAGTTGCGGTAGGTGTAACGGTTGGTGTAACTGTTGGAGTAACAGTTGGTGTGGGTGTTTGTGAAAAACTTGGGTACGGTGGAGTACACCCAAATTCAAAACATAAATCACCTATTCCTAAGTTTAAATTAATTATATTTGTTGGATTTGTACCACAAGCAAAATAAGTAATTCCACTTGACACCTCAATGTTTGTTTGTTGATTACCAAAACAATCAGTATAATCAAAGTATCCAGAAACTGTTGAGGTATTCTCAAGTCTCAAACAATAACAAAGATTTGTTGGTGTTGATGTTGGGGATGGGGTTAAAGTAGGTGTAGGTGTTGATGTTACACAATAATAAGGATGAAATACTTCACAACCTTGATTATCGGTTATTTTAACAATAAAAGAAGTTGACCCATTAAAAGGGAATGGTAAATCAAAAGAGTAATTAGGAGGTATTGTAACGGAAGAATTCTCAACAACACAGAATGAGTTAGTGATATCACATACCGATATTTCAAAAGGTGGAGTTCCTGTGACACCTGTAATTACAACTTGTGTTGGCATACAAATAAATATAAACTCAATTTGAATTTTAGCAAGGGTTTATTGTTGTTGTTGGTGTTGGGGATGCACAAGAATAAAATTCAAATTTTTCACAACTATCGGCATCAACTATTTTATTTAATAACTAACATGAAGTATCTAAAGACGATGGAACCGTAAATGTATAACTTGGTGGACATGAAGTTAATCCCGTTATAAAAACACATAATGTATTTGTAATATCACAAACATAAACATCAAATGGTGTTGTTCCTGTTATATTAGTTATTGTAATATCGTTTGACACTATAAAAAATATTCTTACAAACCTAAATAGGTAATTAAATTATGGTATTCAGTTTTTAATGTTTCTCTTTGATCCATTATTGTTTGTGGTATTAATTCACCACCTAAAACATATCTTTCTACCGATTCCCTAAGATTAAAAATATTTGATATTTTTTCAGAATATAAAACTCTAATTTTATGTTTTAAAGTTTCAGATCCAGTAACAGTTAATGTATTATCTTCGTTAATGTTTTCACCATCCAAAATTACATTAAGATATAAATTTTTTATTTCTTCACTAACTGTATTGTAAATTTCAGGAACTTCTAAAGTTAAATGAAATGAGATATAACCTTCCTTAATAACATAACCTGATACATAGTTTTCTCTGAATTCCTCAATATTATTTTCATCATAATAAACCACAGTTTTTTTATTTAAAACCGTAATTATTTGGTAATATTTTTCTTTTTTCATTATGTTATAATTTTATTTTTAAATTTATCATTGTAGTTACCGTTGTTGGATTTGTAGTCCATGTTGGTGTAATCCATCTAACTTGTAATTTATCACCACTTGTTACCGATAATGGAGTTCCTAAAACAAAATTATTATTAACTGTTGGGCTGAACGATATTCCTGAAACAACCACATTTCTTATTCTTTTACCTTTAGTACCTCCTGGATTAATACTAAACCTAATTTTCATTTGGTTTGAAGTTGCGGGAACGGTTACTGAAGTTGGGATGTATGGACTCGAGGCCGTTGGTGTTGCGGTAAGACCCGCAGTTGCCCATGTAGAACCGTTATCTAACGAATATTCCACCAATACAGGTCCGTCAGTACCTGACCCAAAAGTTGCAATATCTAATGAAACAACTAAAGAAACATAAGACGACCCATCAAATGTAGGTGATGTTAATGTCGATGTTATTCCTGTAAGTCCGGCATAACTATTAATATATGTTACAAAAACCGATGCCCATCCCGCAGGTTGTGTAGTTCCTAAAAAAGTTTCGGATAATATGGTAGTAGAACTACCTGATGTAAATTGTAATGTCGATGAAATTGTTTGAGATGTTCCCCCTGATAAATTATTGATTGTCATCGTTGAGTTTTCATTAGACCCTCCCACGAAATTCGATGATATTATTACCTCAGTTATTAGACCCGTATATTGGCTTACAATGTTCCAAGGATCTCTGTTTGTTGTACTTGGGGTTAATGTTGATAACGACCCGATATAGTAAGTTGTTGCATCGACAGGATTTAAAGTGCTGTGACCAAATAGCATATTAACAAACGAAGGGACATTAAGATACGTTGTTGCCGATATTGTTGGAACATTTAATGTACCTGTCATTGTATCACCACTTTTGTTAACTTTATTATTTTCTAAATTAACTATTGTGGTACACCCACTTAAAGTTTCACAAGTAAGAGCATTAAAATTACTAAATGGTGTAATCCCATAAGAATAATTTTGTTGTCCTTCAGTAAAAAATGTTATTGTGTTTGTCTGAGATCCGGTGTTTGTTGACCTTACTTTAACTAAGATTCTATCCGTAATATCAATAGTACTCCCACTATAATAACCGTCGGTAAGTTCCATTGAAGTTGTTGGTGAATATGTTAATACCTCGGATGGTGCGGTTGTAAGTATTAGGGTTTCGGTTCCACCTGTTGTATAAACATATACCTCACAAAATACTTCAAAAGAAGCGTTTATTACGTCCTTATATGAGTGTAAGTAAAAACTCCAAACACCCGCAGGTATTTTTGTTGTATTTGGGTAACCTATTGGGGTTAAAAACGATGCGATTGTTGATGTAACACCACTGTTTATTGTTACCCCTGTTGTTTGTTCCGTTAAATTTGTTCCTATTGGTGAAAATTCTTGATAAGGAGACTGTGATTGTGATAGATTTAAATAATAAACTTCACCTCCAGCACCCCCAATAGGTAGTCCTGTAACCGTAAATGATCCTCCTGAATTATTTTTGAATAATATTTCACCATTCGTATATGTTCCCCCTGTTACATAAACATCAGAAAAACCACTGAAAACATAATTTTTTATATCTGTTATTTTAGTCGATTTGGTAACACCAGAGGGGACTTGAAGATTTTCAATAACCAACAAATCATTTGAGGTAAATCCAGTGTAATTTACATATGGTAATTGTGTTATCGTTTTTCCTGTAAGCGGCATTTTTATTTTTTTTATAAATAGTTTATAATTTAATATTTTAAATATTCATCTTCACCAGTAATAATGTAGAAAATATCATTAGTCAATATTGCATCTATTATTATTTGTTCTGATGTTGGGGTAACAGTAGGTGTTATAGTAGGAGTATTAGTAACAGTAGGTGTTATAGTAGGTGTTATAGTAGGCGTTATAGTAGGAGTATTAGTAACAGTAGGCGTTATAGTAGGAGTATTAGTAACAGTAGGAGTTATAGTAGGAGTATTAGTAACAGTAGGAGTATTAGTAACAGTAGGAGTATTAGTGACAGTAGGTGTTATAGTAGGAGTTGGGGTACATCCACATGGATTTGTACAAGTTTGAGTTGGTTTAGGAGTTTTACTTGGTTTAGGTGTGTTCGATGGTTTTGGACAACCACATGGGTTTGTACAAGTTTCCGTAGGTGTTGGTGTTAGTGTTGGGGTAATTGTCGGTGTTGTTGTCACACTAGGTGTAGGTGTAGGTACTTTACAAGGGTCTAATGAAGGTGTAGGTGTTAGTGTAGTTGTTGGTGTAGGGGTTGGTGTCTTGGTCAAAGTCAATGTAGGTGTTGGTGTAGGTGTTGATCTAGGAACGTTTAAAATATTCAAACACTGACCATCCTCAACTAAAATAGTATAAGTTCCATAAACCTGTCTTGATGGGTTAAGTTCATTAGGATAAAAAACAAAAGGTAAAGTCACAAACCCCAAATTTAGGGTAATATTATCATTGTCTGGTTTAAATAAAACATTTACAGTTTTACCTTCAAAATTTTTACTATTAATTGTTATACTTAGTGACATTTTATTAACTTGCAATTTCTGTGGCAATACAAATCTCACCACGTTCTTTTATTAATCTATTCATATCATTAAAGGATATAGTTGCTCTTCCATTTTTTCCCCAATTTTTACCCCAACTATTTTTTATTCTAAATGTTTTGTTTTTAATATCAACACCATTAATTACATAAGCATGACCTCCTGAATTTCTACCCCCAACCCTTATAAGTCCATTTTTGTCTGGAAAAAACATATTGTAATACCAATTTGTGCCCACAACTACAGGTCCAATCTTCATTACCGTATCAATTAATGTATTTAAATCGAAAGCCCAATAGTACGATTTTATTTTACCTATCTTTTGTAAATATTTGGCGCCAGCACGAACTGACGTTCCTGCATAGTTTTCTCCTGGCCATTCGTCAATTTTTTGAGATTCAGTATATATAATATTTGGTTTAATAATTGGAGGTATTCCACCTTGTTCTGTTGGTCCGTCTTCTAACCAATGTGACCATGAAAACCCAACACATTGAGGTGTTCTACCTTGATCTCCCCACCAACCATCGTCGTTCCAATACCTTGAGGTAATTGTTGATGATGAATTTGGTTTTACTACAGTACTTAATTTTGAAAAATTATTTTTAATTAGATAATTTAAATCCCTCTTATCTTCTTTTTCAACCCTACCTAATTCAAACGGTAATAAAGGTTCACCTGTTGTTGTTGTGGTTGTTACTAACGTTGTGGTGGTGGTAACAATCTCATTGTTTATACTAAATGTAAAATCATTTGTTAAACAAATTGTTGTATCACAATTTGGACAATCGGGGTCAAATAAATCAAATTTACCTTTAAGTAGTTTAAAATTATGTTTTACCTCATCAGAACTTAAAGGTTCGACATACATTCTAAATTGAGATATAGCACCCTCAAATGTACCCCCAAAATTTTGTTCCAATAATATATTTGTATTTAAACCAGATAAAGTTGTTGCACTTAAAATATTATTTGGTAAACATTCAGGGTCTTGTATATAATTTGAGGTCAAACCAGTACAAGAAGAAAATGTAAGATTTTCGTGTAACCCTTGAGTTCCTCCTCCCCATGAAATATTAAATGGAACTCCTATTTGTTTTTCTTTATCGGTGTTAAGACCTCTTGGTATAACCTCCTCAAAGTTTTCTTTGGTGAATATTTTTTTACCGTTAACATATATTTTTAGTCTTCCTAATCGATATTTTTTATCGTCTAACCATATGTTATTTAAATTAACTAACTCTATAAGTTCACCATTTTGGTCATTGTGAGTTAAAGGTGGTTTTATTAACTCAACTGAATTACCCGCTAAAGAATCTAAGTACTCAAATTTTGTTATGTCACCCAATCCTCCATAATATTTTAAATCACAGTAATCATACCATGAATATCTTTCCCAAACAACATCTACTAAAAACCAATGTTCTTCATTTAAAAATGCCGGATTTACTATCTCACAGTAAGGGTAAATTGGTGGAGTACAAAATTCCTCTATCGTATAACCAGTAACATATGTTTGCCCTGTAACACAAGTCCCTGTTGTTTCACAGTCACCCGTAAACCTTAAAACTTTTACCCCTATTTGTGGATTTTTAACATCACCACATAATTTAAATGAAATGTTGTTTGACATTACATCAAAAAGAGGGTCTGTCTCACAAGTGTTTTCTATTGATGTAAACCCTGTTGAACCGCAGTTTATACAGTCTTTACATTCTTCACATACAGTACAACTTGGAGTACACACAGGTTTGGATATTGTACAGGTTGGTTGTGGTGTTGACGTTGGTGTTGGGGTTGGGGTTGGTAGTATTACGGTTTCACATTTGTGTGTCTGACACTCCCACCCACAAGTTTCACAAGGTTTATCATTACAACCACATCCACAACTAACCGACATTCTTTTATCACCACCACATAAATCACATCCATAATTTATATGAGGGTCATGTTGATTGTTAATCGATCTTGGGGGATATATGTATATACATCTACTATTAGTCACTGTTTTATCACAACACGCACAAGTAGATGGACAACCACTTAAAGAATTTGTTACTCTTGTATAACCACTAAGACAATTTGGATATCCGTCCGCATGATGGTAAAATTTATTTTCCGCCCTTGTACCAAGATAAAAAAATGTATTTTTGTTTTGAGGATATATTAGGTTAAGAGTTGTTTCACTTGATAAAGGAAAGTATTCATTTATGAGTCTAGGTTTTAATATTATTTCTACACTCCAACCCTTTGACATTCTTTCAGGTAAAACTTCATAATCAAAACCAAAAAGTTTATAAAACCCTTGATAAAAACCACCATATAATTCATGATATTTACCAACGGTTGAATCTTGTTTACTTACAATTTCATATAATGTTGTTTTGTTTATACCTGAAAATCTTTGATTAGTTTCAGTATATCCTGTTGTTTGAAACATTTTGAATCTTCTGTCAAAATGTAATCTATCAAACTTTAAAAAATCACTATATAACCCTTTTGTAAAGTTTAAAGTTTCTCCAGTCATTTTATTAACTAATCCATTATCAATGCCAGTTAATCCTACGTCACACAAAGTTGATGAAGAAAAACAAGTTAAATCATCATCATTTGGGTTAAAATAGTTTTGTGAAACAAAAACATTATTAGAATTAAAATTCTTATACGTCAGATTTAAACCCTGTGATGTCAATGGGTTATTAATGTCTATATTTATTGGTAACTTGTCTCCATAAGTTTCAGCAATCAAATACGGAGAAAACACCACTTCTTCATTAAAATCTCTTTCATCAGAAGTTAATGACATATCCATAGAATCATAAATGAGACCTATTTTTAGTTTTGGATAAACATATTGATTAATATTTTGATATGACATTCTTTTTATTTTATAAATACAACATATCAAAGTATTTATATAAAAAAGTATTTATGTCTTATTTAGATAATATATTGACTGAGAAAAAAAATAAAACGATAGAAACTATAAGTAAAACTTTGAAGTCGTACAAAGATACTGCCGTAAGTGAGTTTAAAGAAACTCGTTTATTGGTCAGGATTATAATTGGGGCAGCAAAAGAATATATTAGGAAAAAAGATTTTGATTTAAGTGATGAGGATAAAAAATTCATCAAAGACCAATCTTCTGATATTTTGAAACTAATACCTTTAATAGTACTACAAGTAGTTCCAGGTTCTTCTATTGCTACACCATTTATAGTTAAGTTAAGTCAAAAATTAGGTATTAAACTCAACAGTAAAGTACCTGAAAAATATAAAGAAGATAAGGAAGTTAAAACTGATGGTGAAATTGATGAACTTGTTGGTGCTGACGGTTCTCCATTAGGTTCTAATATTCCGTTATTAAAATTGGACTTGCATCCAAGAAAAACTATGGACCAAACGGCAAGATCATCACGGGTAAGTCAGTTCCCTTTTATACGAGTTTACTACGGTGAATCGGAAGAAAAGGATGGAAAAATTTTAGATGAGGTTGACTATTCAGAGGCCTTTGGTTATGAAGAAACAAGAAACGCTAAAACCTTTAAACAGTGTTTGTCGATATTCAAAGAGTTAGGAATTGACGATATTGATGATAGAAAGAGCAGATGTAAAGATTTTGGATTTGACCCAAAATTAAAAACTCAAGTAAGGGGTGCTTTTACTAAAAGAAGATTATCTGAATTAGAAAAGGAAAAGGTTGAATCGATTCTTGATGAAATTATTTTATCAAAAAGAGGAAAAAATACTGACTTAATTAAAAAAACCGAAACAGAAGAAAACGAGACAATTTTCAAAATACTTAAACGAAATCTTGAATCAATAAAAAATATAGCCGATAAAGAAAATATAGATATCA